TGCTGTTCCGAATAAAGCCGAAAGCGCATATTTTCGGACACATCCACTATAGCTACGGTATCGACTACAAAGGGTCAACTACCTTCGCCAATGTTAGTATCTGTACTGAAGGGTACGCCGCAGATAATCCGCCGATAGTAGTAGATGTATAATCTATCTGCACCTTACGGAACCCCGTCACAACACCCACCGATACCGGGTCACGCCGTCTTTAACGTACTCTATCTCTCCAAAAGGGAAAGTATGTCCCTTCGCGCGGTCAACATAAGCAACTTTAACGCCGGATGCTAATAGCCTACGGCGCACCGCTTCTATGCTAGCTAAGGACCCGGAACCCTTCGCGCCTTCCAGGACTACGGTATCGGGGGACGTGTGGATTACAGAGAGGACGGAAAGGTATGGGTCTTTGTTTGCGTACCCCAATTCCGACCCATATACCCGGATTAGCTGAACCAACGGGGATAGGTGCGCGTATTGCTCTGCCATTTTTTGAAAATTGCTATTGTACGGAAGTGCTAAGTCTACCGCACGGACTGAGAATTGCAAGAAAAGAGCCGGTTCCCCCGGCTCGCTTTCATCTAGTCTTCATCGTCCTCAGAGAAGAAATCGTACTCTTCTCGCAAATACTCAAGTTTCGGGTTGAGCAAATAGCCTTTTTCAGCCCGCTCTTCAATATTGGAAGTCACTCTTTTTGAGGAAGCCACTAAATCTTGGTATCGGATCGGCCACTCAGGATGTTTTTCGTTCCACTCGTCCACGCTATCCATGTCAACCTCCCCTCCGGTAGCCATCGCACGACCTATTTTAGATACCGTACTTTGCCTGACCTTCTCTAAGCTGTCCTCTGCTGATTTGGCGAACCCTGATTCTGCATAGTACCTTTGAAGCTCTGAACTCCCGAAACCGATACTCTGCAAAAACACTTCCATGCCTTTCATGTCTTTTATGTGGTCCCCCTGCCGGGTTGTGGCCCCTTCAGTTCCGAGTCGGTAGGCTTTTACTATATCGCCTATGGCTTTTGGAAGTACCTTCTCTCCGCCTTTTAAAACATCCCCTCTAGCAGCATCGCTAAGACCCTGCCACATATTCAGGAAACTTCCCCCGGTAGGGCCAAGAACCTGTAGCGCGTATGCCGCGCCTTCATCTCGACCTTCCATTTCTTTTAGGGGTTCGCGGAAATAAATATCCTTTAAGTCAAGACGAGTTGATAAGGCTACCGGAGTAGCTTTATCTATGAACCCTCTAGCTAGGCCGTAGCCTACATCCTCGCCAAACCATTTTATTAGGATGGCAGTTAAGTCTCTTTCTAAGTCCGCAGGAATATCGTCATCATCTCCGGCTAGCAGGCTGTACGCTATGCCTATAGTACCCATCATGGGTAAGCCCATAGCCCCAGCAAAAGAGGTCTGCATGAACAGCAACCCCAGAAAAGTTCTTCGGGCCTCTAGTTTTGCTTCCTTAGCTGCCTCCCATGATTTTTCATCGGGGAAGTCTTCTTTCTTAACGGTAGCCAGCATGTCATGTAGCGATTTACCCCAGAGGAACATCATGCCGTGGGTGTACTTCCTAAACTGCATGGATATTCTAGCCAGCGGGCCTCTAAAGATACGCGCGGCTACCTCTGCTGAGTAGTTCAAATGCGCCCGCTCGTTGGCCCATCTTGCGTAATCGATAGCCGCTTCATTTACCCTATTTTTATACACGCGGTCTGACTCACCCTGTTGACGGGGAGTTCGAGCCGTGTCATTTTTTGACAGGATATACGCCGCCGCCAGAGTAACCTCCCGGTTAAACCGTTCGGCATGGTGGAACATAAAACCGCCCTTTTTGGCGATGTCGAACAGGATACTAGAGGTTCCCAACCCATCTTGCGCCACACCAAGCAAGTCAAAAGTCTGAGTTCTGCCTATCGTGCCGTCTTTCTTAAAGGTATCCAGTGCATCATGGATCGCCATTATTTCAGTGGCTTTAGTATAGTCTTTTGCTGCTTCGGCTTTCGCATGTTCCGCCAATAAGTACCCGGTAATAGATATATTGCCGTCCTCGTCTTTTAGTCCACTGAAAGCGGCTTTTAAAAACCAGGATGCGGTTTTATTTAGCGTAGCCATAGTCTTAGCGAACCCGTACCTAGCGCCGATAACAGGCGCGGCTACCCCCGGAGTCTGTACGATATTGACCAACGCGGAAGATACACCGAAACCCATCATGCCGGTAAAGTTCAGCGCGGATAACTTCATGGCCCAACGGTCCATGTCGGTAGTTTGGGTCTTCATCATCGCGTCTACTGACTTCAGCAGTTCATCAATAACGTCAGCGGCTAAAGTTTTATCCTTATCTTGAATACGTTTCGCCCCGGTAACGTGCTTCTCTGTTCGCGCTTTCAGTCTGGCTAGACCCTCTTCAACTTCGTACCCTTCTGAGCCTATTTGACCGATCAGTTTGCCGTCTTTGTCAAACTGATCGCGCACAGCCCCGCCGAACTTATTACGGACGTTTATCGCCTCCTTGTAAACGCCCAGTTTGGCGAAGTCGCTATCTATTTCAGCTTGGTCCATCAGCTTTTCTAGCACCCCAGGTTTAGCTAAGGTATCCCAGCCGTCCTGTAGCATCTGAATAGCCTCTATTCTATTTTCCGCCGCCTTTAAGTAGTTGGAGTTCTCCCACAACTTTTTCATCTCTTGGTGGTCGGTCATGATTTCCGCTATTTCCGCCCCGTACTTCATATTCGCCAACTGCGTTGAAGCATGGTGCATCTTGTCGGAAAACGATTTAAAAGCGTCGGCTTCCGCGCCTTTGACCCCTTTACGGTGCTGCCTAGAATGCCTGATACTTACATCGGGCAGGGTCGATAAGTGGTACTGGTAAATCGCGTCTTGTAGTTGCTGGGTAGCAGGGTCGTTAACATCGAGATGCTGCGCTATTTTGGCCTGAATATCCGCCACGTAGCTATCCGCCGCACCGATAGATCCGAACTGCTCAATGTTTTGTAGCCGCTTTCCTCTGCCTATTAGCTTTCCGCCTTTCTTTTCGAACAGAGCTATCTTGCGGTTTAGAGCCTTTTCAGAATTAAAATGCTCTCTCCAATGCTCTATCTCTCCGTCTTTCTCCATAGTGCCGTAGAACCAGTAATCACCAAAGCGAGTCAACGGCGCGTAGTACCATTGTAGGGAATTATCCTCGAACGCTTTGCGCGTGTTGGCAATCATCTCGCTGCGTAAACGGTGATCTGAGATCGCGTTTTCTATGCGCGTCGTTATTTCCTCTAACTGCTGCTCCATTACATTGGTGTGCTGGTCATTCATCGCCCGGTACAACCTGACAGGCTCATCCCCTAGAGCAGATAATACCGACCGCAATTTAGCGTGTTCGACCTTTCTTTTTTGGTTGGTCGCATTTAACTTAGCATTGGCGCGGTCTGCTATCTGCCTTTGCTCGATCTTTTGGAGTTCCGCTAAAAAGGCGTCCGCTTTAGCTTTATCCAAGAAAGAAGCGCGGTTTCGGATAAACGCCTTGCCCGTAGCTTCTGAGGGCTTTAACCCTAGCGCGATGGCGGCTAGATTAGCCGCGTTTCGATAATTTTCGGACAGGTTAGCTTGGGTATGAACGGTGAAAACCGTAGCCCCGGAACCTTTACCCTCTGAGGATTCTATCCCGCTCCATGCCAGGGATGCGTCAACGTCAACATCGGTAGACTCGTTGATGACTCGGTTTAACCTAGACCGCGTTACGCCATCGAGCTTGTCTTTGGCGTCTACTACGATGCCGTCCGCGTCCCGAATAATATCCATCTTAGCGGTTTCACGTAGCTGGATAGACCTCCCAAGTGCTTTTAGCGTCGGGAGAGGGTTAGCCATAATCTCGATCATGTGATTTACGCCAAGACCGGCCAGCATAATTTTACGGGCGGCGTCCGTAGCATCTTCCATTTTCTCTTTCATCAACTGCATGACCGAGGGCTGGTTATCCCGCCAAAAAGCCTCTTCGTATGTTTCGTCGTCTGCTACGGTTCCGACCCGACTAAACCGGACATCTTCCCCAAAACTAGGCTTCTCATTAGAAGTCAGCTTCGCCTGATTCGGTTCAAACGTAACCGCGTAGCCCGCGTCTTTAATAAAAACGCCGTCGTAGCCTTCAGAAATCAGCTTTTCCCGGAACCGTGCCGCGCCTTCGGAATCGCTGAACTTATTATCCATCGACCAGGAAAACGTCACATACGGCTTTTGAATCGACAGGAAAACCTCTTTTACCTTGTTGCCGTAACCGAGGGCTTCGCCCTTATCCATCGTGAAGAAATGGCCCAATCCGGCGGTGGAGTGGGAAGTAGCCGTCGCCAATCGATTCTTGTCAAACACGGTAAACTCGTTTTGAGAGCCGTGATAGAACTTGATCGGCTGACCGCCGCGTTGCATTTTGCTTTTGCCGAACCACCGATTCCATAGCGAAGAGCGTTCTTCGGGAGCTATCGAAAATTGCGGTTGCGCATCAAGGCTGCCCTCGCTGGACATCTCCCCAAAAAATCTAGCCTCTCCCTTCGCGTAGCGACCCGCTGCACTCATCAAGCTAGTACGCAATAAGTCGTGCATATCCGCTTCGGTGAATGTGCCGATGCTGAATCCTTTTGCCAGACCTCTCGCTACCAAGAACGTTTTGATACGGGTCAGCAAGCGGCGGTACCACGGCGCTTTAGGATTTTCTTCACCTAGCTTGGCGATAACTTCGGCAACAAATTCCTCGCTGCCGACTTCTAAATCCGGGTAGAGGTTCTTGACTCGCGCCCAAGTTCTTTCCGTAGCCGAACCTTTAATCTTGGCTTGATTAGTGATCTGATCTTGCAGCGACCGATAGCCGTCCTCTCCCAGCATCCACTTCAAGTTAAAATGTTCGCCGATTTCGTGTAATACGACCGCATCCAGCCGTTCTTTACCGATGGCTTGCAAGTCGATATAGGCTTTACCGTTGACGTAAACCGCTTCTTCCCCACCGCTTAGTTTCAGTCCTTTAGGCCAACCGGCTTTACCCTGGGTGAAATTCAGTACGTTCGACGCAATCAGGTTTTTGATGCCCGATCCGAACGATTGCAGCAAATGTTCTTCGGCTTCAGCTTGGTTTTGGAATGTGTTTTTGCGAGTTGGTTTTTCCGATTTTGAGTAGCGAATATCAGTGTCTTCTGGTGAGAAGGAGCCTTGATTGCCGATAGCAGATTTGATTTGGTTCGGGGAAAGAGCTATGAAAGAATCGTCATATCTTCTTGCATCTCCTTTTTCAAACTCCGTATTAGGCTCCCCTGTATTAAGGTAGATTATGCCATCTATGCCAAGTTTTAAAAGTTCATTTCGTAAGGCTTCCTGTTTAGCCTTAAGCGTACCTTTATCAATATACGCTATCGCCATCTCGTCTCGGATATTCTTTGCCTGCTCTTTGGTTATATAACCCTCTTCTTGCAGGGAACTTACGGTTTGCCCTGGAACCCCGAAGCCTATGTCGGGTAGCCTCACTAGATTTTCAATTCTTAGGTAAGCGGGGATTACTTTCGGTTCCCCTTCCGCGTACTCTAGGCGCTTAATTATAGATTCGGCCTGCGGTTTTGTACCTAAGTGAAAACCTACGTCACCTTTTTTGAACTCGCTAAAATCAGCTTTAGTTCCGTGATAAACAACCAGCGGTCTGCCTTCCGAATCTACAACCTTAGAATCGCCAAACCATTTCCAAAAGTTCCGAATACCGTCTTCGGTTTGGTGAATAAGTTGTCCGGTACTATTCGTAGTAGGTCGCTCAACGCCGTCTACGTTGATCGTCGCGCCGATACCTTCACGGCTAAATCGCGCTACCGCCTTCAATGGAAACTTCCGTTCAGGGAACAGATGTTCCAAACCCCCGTCTACGAGATAGGCTTTTAAGCCCGGTACGCCAACAATTGTAAGAGGTTTCCCGTCGGGTCCAGTGAAGGTGTAAGCGCAATCGGCCATTAGTGGTTTCCTATTTTGTCTCTTAGTAACTGTACGACATCCGGGTGCGCGAAGATAGCGCCCATTGTCGCTATGAACATCGGGTTTTGAACCGTGCCGAATCGCTTATTCCATTTCTTCTGCACCCTTAGATGGTACTTCTTCCGCTTGGGATGCTCTTTGTGCTTTCTAGCCGGTTCGGTAGTGTATTTTTGCATGTGAGGGGATTCGATTATCCTAACCCCCGAAAACTGCCCTACCACCGCATTGCCAAACATAGCCCCGCCTCCAGTTTATACGAGCTAGTGGTTTCCTAACTCAGTGTCGATAATGAGTACCGCTGCTTTGTCATCGCCCACTAACGCAAGGCGACTTTGCACATCGGCTAGATAACCGATACTCGCGGCCTGTATGCTCAGGAATTTTAACAGAAATTGTGCTGTTGTAGGGTCGGAACTCACTACCGTCGCGTACCATTGCTCGTACTTACGACCGAGTGCTTCTTCGGCTTGATACGCGGTTTCCAAAGCCAAGTCCAAACTGACGATCTTATTGGGGTATCCTGCCAGTGCCGGGATTTCCGCTACACTGCCCCTATCGTTTAGGTAGGTAGCAATATCCTGGTAGTGTTCGAGTTCTTCTTTACTTTCGTTGGCGAAGAACTTAGCCGCGCCGAACAACCCGATGCGTTGACAGTGGTTCGCTAAGTGCTTGTAGAGATGGGAAGCGACAAGCTCTTCGTGAACGGCTTCCTGTAAAATCAACAGTGAGGTATGGGGTAAGAGTGGCTTTAGCATTTGATTTCAAACTCCGAGTTAGGTCTAGCGTCAAGTTCAGAAAGTAGGGTCAGGAAATTATCCTGCACGTAGCGGATTCGCTCCGCGTCAGGGTGTTCGTCAATACGTTGTAGCTGATCGTCCGATAGCTGGCTGAGTTTATTGACTCGGCCTAGCGATTCAAATAATTCGGGTAGCGATTCGCTGGTTTCTACGCGGGAGAAAGGGATTGGTGGTTCTGGTTTTGAATAATGCTCCGCCAGACTATCTTTTATTGCCCCGGATAGTCGTTCCCACGGCCTTTTATACCCGTCTACCCCAAATGCGTCCGCCCAGTTATGCCCTAAACTTGAAACTAACGCTTTGGCGTCGGCGTCTTTCAGGTCGTACCATTTGTCCTTGGCGCGTAAGTCTGGGTATTCATCCAGCACTTTGTCAGGTACGGCTTCCCCTCTATCGACGGCGGATTCAACCTGAAATTTATGCCCGCTTAGAAGAGTCTGCTTAATACCTAACCGCTCGCTTTCCAGTATTGCTTCTAATCTAGTAGCTTCTGGAATCAGCACGTTCTTTAAATAGCTCTCGCCCTCTTTACCCTCTGGAATCGGTTTGCCCTTCAGCCTAGCATTAATACGGTCTTCTAGCGGAATCGCGTTTTTGCCTTTGTCTAAAAAGGCGGCGTATTCAGAGCTAGTCATCTGCCAAGGATGCTCGCCTTTATCTTTTATGCGTTGGTATGCTGATTTCTCCGGCGCTGGATTTTCTTCTACCGCTGACTCTTTATACGCTACCGGCTCATCCCAGTTCTTGCCGCTATCAATTCGCTCTTTGAACTGGTCAAAAGGCATTTCGGTAATCGCGCCCAAGCCCTGCCAACCGGGTTCATAGTTTTCTAGGTACAGAGTCTTAGCTGCCCCTACGTTATCCGGGCCAATAATGACTTTGTGCTCATCGAAAGAACCGTCCTCGTTTTTCTGATCGACGACGTAAACTTTCTGGATGTTTTCGATAGCTTCGGGTGACAACTTCGGTTGGATAAATACGTCTAGCTGATCGCCGTCTTTACCTTTTACACCGGTAAAAAATCCGTAGTGGTCTTTCAGTTCCGGCCACTCAGCCTTACGCTTCGTACCTGCTGGATTCTCGATGCCGATGTTTAAATCCTTGATGGTAATGTATGCTTTTTTCTGCGCGTCCCTGTTTTCGGGTAGCTCTCTATGCCCGTTGAACCGGGAGGCGGCGGATTCTTTAGCCGCTTGCAAGTCAATAGGAAACTCTTCGGTAATCCCGGCTTCCTGCAATTCTTGCGCTTGACTAGCCCATGCTTGGAACTGCTTTTGCTGCGCCGCCAAGGACTGATTCAGGTCTACTCCCGCCGCTTTGTAGAACTCTTGCAATAACTTAGCATTTGTCGCTACGTTCTTGGCGACTCGCTGCCCGGTTAGCGCCTCAAGCAACTTGACACGGTTATCAGTGTTTTGCTTTCCTCTAAGCGCGGATAAATCACCGTTAGGTACGGCGGATACCAGCAATTTACGGGCTTTTTCTTCCGGTGCTTCGGCTACTTCTTGCGGGGTGGTTTGCGCGGTTTGGTCTTCGCTTTTGCCATCTTCTACCTCTGGGGTTTGGGGTTCTAGGATTGTTTCTTCGGTACGCGGAATATCCCGGCTTTCTTGTCCTTCCGGTGAAACTCCTGCGCCACCGCTTGCGAAATCCCGGTCTTCTCCGCTAGTTCCGGCGAGTGGGCTACCGCCGACATCAAGCGGGCTTGCTTCTTGCTTTTCGAGGGCATCTTGGGCCTCCTGTGTAGTAGGTTCTTGCGGGACAACTTCAGCAAGTTCTTTTAACCGAGCGGAAATCGCAGCCGCAGTTTCAAGATTCTTGCCGCTCTTAGCCAACCAATTACGCAACATATTCGCGTCTGTGATATTGGATAGATCAGACTGCCGCTCTTCCGGTATGGTAGGTTCCGGCGTGACTTCTCCGGTATTAAGGTCTACAACCTCATTGACGGGCGGCTCTTCAACAACAGGCTGTTGCTCCGCTACTTTTTGCTCGGCTGCTACTTTTTGAGGTTCTAATACTTTTGACTCCGCTCCAGCGATAACAGCTTTGCCAGCAATACCGGGCTTTCCATCTGGATAAGCGGCTAGTGTCTCCGCAATAACACTGTCACCTACGTCTTGCGCAGCTTCTTCCGGCGATTTCCGTGCTTCGATTTCGGCTCGCATCGCCGCTACAACAGCCATTGGAGAGTCGTTCGGTGTAACAGGTACACCTATTTTAGCGGCTTCTTCCGCCAATGCTGTTGTGACTCTGGTTGGCTCTCTTTCGGTACCAGCCCATGCGTTCTCGAACCGATTTAAGAAATCCTCGGTTTGTTTGGTATCTACTGCGGGTACGCTTAAATCAAGTTCCGTAGCGGTATCGGCAGTTTTCTCTTCGTCGGTACGCAAATCCAGGTCACTAGGTGCGCCAGCGATAATAGGCTCTTGCGGTTGCGTATCTGGTACTTCCGCAAAATCTGGTTCTTGAGGTACGACTTGCTCTTCAGTAGCCGGTGGCGGGAGTTCCTCAGCCCTTTTATCAAATGCCGATACACCACCGCCGACTGCACCACCGCCAATTGCTCCCAGAGCTGCGCTGACTTCGCGTTCGGCCTGCGCTTCTTCGGTGGAGAGGTCTTGATTCCCTCCAAGTTGTTCCAGCGCGGATTGCGCGTATTCGGTTCCCGCTTCGGTTCCCGCACCTTTCAGCGCTTGCTTGCCGATGTGGGCGGCGCGGCTGCCGGTAGCAGATAAGGTATCTTCTCCTATACTTCCTAGAGCTTTTCCTACCGCAGTTTCTTTCACAGCTTTCGGTAAGAACTTACCCGCTAATAATACGTCAGAGGCGGTTTCCAGTCCGGCTGCGGGGATCGCGGTCAGGTACGCTTTGGTTTTATCCTCTTCCCCGGACTCATGCTGCTTTCCGCGCATTTCAGCCGCTTCTTGCAAATAGTTTGGCGCGAACGCACCCAGGATACCGCCTAATCCAGCGGCAACTGCCTTCCCTTGAGGTGGTAAGGGTAAGGCCGCGCCTGCTTTAGCGCCCGCATATCCGCCAGCCAAGCTGACTGGAATCTGCGGTACGACGTTACCAAGCGCGGTTTCTACTGCAGTAAGGGGTTTATCAACAATATCTGATAGAGAGCCGATCTGACTAGGGTTCTCTTTTTGTACGCCTTCCGCGTACTCCCTCACGCCTTTACCGACGTTCTGGAGCGATTCGCTTCCGATGGTTTCGCCAATATCTTCTAAAGGCTGGCCCGCGAAGGCGTTTGCCATGCTAGCGGCAGTGGATTTAGCCGTGGCTACCAGCGGGTTCGGAGTGAGTAATTGAGGCTTTTCCTGTGCTACGGGTTGTGTACTCTCGTACTTAGACAGAATGGAGTCTATACCTCCGGTAGCCGTTGGCAGGAAGCTTTCCGCCGATTGAGGTTCTTCTGCGCTAGTAGAAGGATCGTATTTGGATAGTATTGACTCAATCGACGGCATAGGTATCTCTATTCGCTAACTATAAACTCGCTATATGGTACACCATATTGCCCCTGGAATTGACGATTCACTTCTTCCCTGTCCTCTGGTGACATGGATTGTAGCGTTCCTTGTATACGTTTGGCTAAATTAGCGGCGGTCGCCACATCAGGGTCGTACCCCAGGTCTTTCGCACGTTTTTCGTAATGCTTAATAACATCATCGTTCGTCGTCAATATACCAGAGGGCTTAGGGTTGTTTTTATCCCATTGCGATGCTTGCTTGGTGTCTATTTGGCGCTTTTCGTACTCAAGTTCTTCCGGGGAGCCTTGAATCTTCTGGCCTTTATAGACAGCAGTTCTTGGCTTACTCTTCGCCGCTTCTTCCGCTGCTTTAGTTCTGCGTTCTTCTAGGCCAAGGCGCTCTTGCTTATACCGCTGGTCAGCTTCTTTCGCCATGCGGTTCTGTTCTTGCGTAGCTGCTGTCGCCCGTTCGGTGGAGGCTAATTTCTTCTCCTCCAACCCTAGCGCGGCATCGGCTTGTTTGCCCCTATCCAGCTGCTCCAACAATTGTTGAGCCATTAGTCGGTTACGTTTGATCGTGCCGACATCCGCTACGTTAGTGCTAGCGTCGATAGGTTGAAACGCTTGGCGTACCAAAGCTTCGCGGAAAGCATTTTCTTTGCGCGATTTAGCTTCTTGCGCCAGCGGGGAGACTTCTCCGGGTTGCAACACGTTGCCAGTAATACCCTGAACACTCATCGGTACAACTTCTTTGGTATCGGTATTTTGCTTGATGATCTGACCGTTTGGGCCTTGCACGTAGCGGAAATTACCCCCCTGGCCGCGACTTACGGCTTGGCCTCGTTCTTGCGCGGATTTATCTATCTCAGCCGCGCGTTGCGCTTCGGTTTGACCTTGTGCTAACGGCACGGTAGCCGGTTTTTGACCGAAATCTACTACGGGTTCTTGTGAGCCTACCGTAGCGCCCCCTGTCAAAGCCCCGCCGACAGGGATAGCTTCTGCCTGCTCGGATAGTAGTTTTGGTGGTTCTCCCGCCGTTACCGGTTGTTGGGTAACAGGAGGTGCGACTGATGGTTGCGGTGCTACGGTCGCAGCTTTTCCCGCAGCGGAAGGTTTTGAGCTTGCCACAGTTTGCAATGCTTTCATAGCCAAAGTCGGGTCGCGCATAAACTGTAGCGCTGCCTCTTGCGCTATAGTTCCCGTAGGGCTTGCTTGCCCGGAAGCGATTCTACCCACGTTACGGCCCAGCGCCGCTTCGTTAGCTTGTTGCGCTCCTAGTACGTTTAGTACAGGTGCGGCACTAGCTAATGGCGCTAGTACGGACTTAGCCGCGCCCTTAAACCCACTAATAATACCTTTCCCGGCTTCTGTGGCCCTTGCCCCAATCGAGGCGCTTTCTTTTATTGCCTCTCCAGTATAGGGGTCTATTTTTGGAGGAACGTACTTAGCACTGCCCGCCATCTGTTCGCCCATTGTAGGTTCTACTTTAGGCGGGGTGTATGCCGCCCCCTGCGCCATTTTTTCCGCGAGGGTCGGTTCTACGGAAGGCGCTTTCGGCCCTACGGGTCGGTAGCCCGTTTGCCCTGGGGTATTGTTGAATACCCCGCCTCTCTTCACATTTCCGGTAAACTCTTCAACGGGCTGGGCAGACTGGATAGCGGCTTCCTTAGCCGAGATAGGTATGCTGGTTCTAGCGGACGGAGTGTCAAGACCGACGGCTTTCTCTACCGCTTTCTGGGCTGGCGTAGCGCTAGGAGTAGGACGGGCTGGGGTTATTCCGTCTTTGGTAGGGTCGAAATCGGCCATAATCGTTTACCTCAAATAGTTTATATGTTGTCCAGAACGCTAGACTCGTCCCACAAATTCATCTTTTCTGCCGGTGCAGTCCAGGGTGCCAGCTTAGGCACGGCTCGCATTACGCCCGTTGATACCGGCTGCGTGACGTTACCGATTGCGGATTGCACGTTGTTATCTGCCATTATATTAGGAATAGTCGAAGTAAGCGATGTTCCGCTTTGGTAGGAAGCCGCGTTAGGGGTTTGAAAGCCGCCAGGGGGCTTCATTATGCCGCCTGTTCCGTAACTGGCTTCTTTGTTAGATAGGGGGCCGACGCCTTGCATTTGTTGTGTAAGTTGCCGATTGAGCATATTGTTTGCCGCCCCACCTCCGAGCATCTTATCCCCTGGTTGCTGAGAACCTAAGCTAACGCTCATTTCTGGCAGCTTAGTTTCTTTAGGTGATTGCTCCATCAATCCAAGGTCAGTTGCTCTGGATTGGTAGTAGCCTCCTTCTTGCGTAATCGGCGCGCTACCTACCGCTGGTGCTGTTTTACTCGCCTTATACTGCCCCGACGCTTGTGCTTGGGCCAAGGTTACTTTAGGTACGGTCTGCGGATTGGTGGTCGCTCCTATCTGACTGGTGGGCGGTTTCGGCACCGAGGGTGCTACGGGTTGAACGGGATGGTTATTGTCTAGCATTAGGGTTCTCCTGTTACCATGAGTATCTGTTAATAACGGATACCCCCGTCGGGGCGTCATTAACCCCAGAAGTTAGGGTGGTTTCGGTATTGTTGGTAAAGTATCGATTTAATATGGACATAATATTTATTTGGCTATGGCTATGGGGGAATAGTAGGTCGCGCTAGCTGCTGGAGTCGGCTTATCGATACGGTAGGTCAACAACTCTGCGGTTTCGCCGTGTGCTATAAATGTCCAGTCAACAGGTGGGTTGCTTAGCACTGTGGTTGTGCCACACCCTATGAACTCTTTACTTACCCCAGCATGATTGTAAAGCTCGGGGGTGCTAAAAATAGAGCTTGATTCGGTGTGGTCTATAATAGTTGTAGAGAGTTGGTATCCAGACAACCCAAAAATGTAATCCGTCGCGGGATTGGGGCTCCCGTGCTCCACGAGGTCAGTTCCGCTGGTAGAGTATCCAGTAACTGCGCTATCTATATCGTTTGTACCAGTTACGCCCTTATAGTAGTACGCGACTTTAATATTTGCTGAAAACGTGTCAGATGTTGACCACGGGGCGTAGTCAGCTGTATTCCCTGCTGCCGACTCAGACCCTGTGTAATCCTCGTAGGCCCGTAGAAAAATAGCCTGTTGGTCTTCAAACGAAAAATAAACTAATGAATAATCCTCTGTAGTACTGGTAGCAGCCAAGCTGTAATCATATACGTAGGCTGATATGTCCAGGTTACGAACCGTAGACTCACTGGAAGAGGACACAAAAATATCTACACTACCAACCACAACACCTGAAAAATCCATAGCGAACATAGCGTGGCTAACTGACGATGTAAATGTAGTCGAGTAGTGCGCGTAGCCAGACCCAGAACCGTCCCCTGATGTACTGTCCAGCGCATCATCGTTTAGCCCGGCGTAACTTAAAAACTTAGCTGAGTATGCGGCTAAGTGAGACCTCTCCATCTTTATCCGCATAATATGCGCTGCCCCCGCATCTACGCCGCCAGTATTATGCACCGTCTGTGCCCAGTCGTACCCTGTACCGGTGATGGTGTTTAGGTAGTCCGATACCACTCGCTGAACAAGCACGTCATAAATAGTTGTTATTGTGAATGCGGTATAGTCAGCTAAAAAGTCAATGCGGTATATCCGCTGCCGCCCAACATCGCCGTACTCCGTATAAAGTACTGCGAACTTAAGGCCGTCAGGACTAAAAGCGGTTGTCATATAGTCCGCCGATGTGCCCCCTCCAATAGTGTAAGATGCTACAGTAAGTAACCCCGACGCAGAGGTTATGGTCTGGGTACTTATATTTACGCCGTATAGTTTCAATCTCAACTCATGCGGCCCAGACGAGGGCACGTACCTAAATAGCACTACTAAGGTATGGGTAGCCCCAGGCGTACCAGACAACTCGGGCGGTTTTAGACACACCTGTTCGATAGTATGACCTGTTAGTCCGGCCAGCCCCAGACCAATCATTACCCCGTTGATGTAAAAAGTCTCTTGCCTCGCGTAGGGGTAAACTGCTGGCTTTGACGTCCAACTAACAACCATATCTTTATAATTATGCCAGCTTCCGCCCGTGCCTACAAAACTGCCGGTGTCTATCCGCTGTAGCTGCCCGCCTGCATAATTATCATTGCGGAGTTTGAACTGCCCTTTACTGTAGTAGCGTCTTTCCTTGAAGCGTTGGTAGGGGGGCTGCGCTGGGTTAGTGTAGTAACCGACAGTCCCGTCAGGCTCCATAAGAGTGATATACATCCCACTGGACGACACTATCATAATTCGGTTAGGTCGGGTATCCACTCGAATCCGCACACCTTCAGCGGGGTAAAATTCTTCCATGCTGGACCCGGCGCGGCTGTGGAGCATAAACTGCAATTTTTGTTTAGCCCAGCCGATCCACTTTGAACACTCGGCTGTGTCCCCCTCGTAAATCGTAGCGTGGGCTAAAGAGTCCTGCCAAATGCGCGAGTTTCGAGACACTACGCTGCCTCAGACTGCGCAACCGTAGTATTCAAAGATTGGAGGGTGGCGGAAGCGAGGTTGCCATATGCGCTTGCGATTGCATCCGTTTTCTTCAATTCGAGTTCTGTGTACCCCTGTTCCAAGCGGTAGTAGTTCGACAACGACGCTACGTTGCCTTTGAAAGCCTCGATTCGTGAGTTGACCCATGCAATGTCTTTCTGCAATTCACCTTTATAGACTTCCAGGTTGGCTTGTACGTTTGTTTTGTAAACGTCCAATCCAAGTTTCTTAATTTCAGCTTGTGAAGTGAATTTTTGCAGCGCCACTTTGGAGCTGATTTCATACGCGCCTAATTGGGTGGTGTACTGCCCTAGTCTCGCAGCGTTGGTTTTAACGTCTGCATCCAGAATTTTAGACTGCACTTCTACGCCGATAGTCGCGGCTTTCAATTGGCTTTCATACAGTTGTAGTTTCGCCAACTCACCTTGCAATTTAGCCTTATCACCATCCAGTGCGGCTTTATAGGCTTCAAATGCGGCTAATCGTGCTTGCACGTTAGTTTTGAATACGTCGGCCCGAATGCTGTACTCCTTGATTTTCAGTTCGTCTACTACCGCACGCTTGGCGATAGCATCGACCATCGCGCTGTAGCGTGATACTAGCAATTGCTGAACTTCGACTTGCAGTTTTGCGCCTTCCAGCACTTTGAACTCGACGTTCTTTTGCAGTTCGAGGGCTTGCAATTCGAGTTTATAGCCTTCCAGCCCGGATAACGCGGCTTTCAATTTGACTTCGTACTGCTCGTTCAAGGCTTTCATAACCGCCAAACTGAACTCGCGGCGTGACCGTTCATGCTCGAACAGCACGATCAATTTTTGGGTGATCTGATCGGCTTGTGCATTAGCCTGTTGGATCATGGATAATCCGGTCTGCGCGTATTGCACCGCCAGTCCCCGAACGCTTTGTACTTGGCTAGACGCCAATCCAAGAATAAATTGGAGGTGCTGAACTTCCATTTTACGGCGCTCAACGTAGACTTCTGTTGCTTGCCCAGACAAGGATTTTGCACCTTCCAGCCGCGCTTTGTTCAGCGCCGAAGTAGTTGCCGCAGTCGGAATTAAGAACCCGCGTTTTTCGCTTTGCTCAAATATGGCAGTTTCCGCTGCTTTATATTCGGTTTCTACTCTCGCTCTCGCGCGAGAATACACCGCTGCTTCGAACTGGTCTGGCAGCACTTGTCCGTCCATACCTGCGACCAGTTTTTCGTTCAATTTATCGCGCTGCTCATAATACTCAGGCGCAAACTTTTGAACCCACCCGTCAACTATGTCGTCAATAAATGATTTCATTTCCGGTAAAGCTGCGTCATACTTGGCTTGCCAATAGTTCGCGTAGTTCGTCGCTTCCGGTATTGCTTCTGGCGTGGGGTACGCTTCGTAAACGGGCAGTTCTAACGTCGGCGCAGTTCTCAAAGTCAACGGTGTAATCGACGGAATATTTACATCGGTCATTATCGGCGCGGCTAGTGCGGCCAACTCGTTGTAGATTTCGTCAACGTGCAGGGCGGGATTCGCTTCATTCCAATCCGGCATGACGCTAGAAGGCGCTTGTTGCTCAAACAGCCCTACAGTCGTGATGGTCGGGGAGGCAGGCAGCGCGGGGTTGTCTATGCTATGCAGCGCGACCAGTCCCGGTGCGTCCGGCATAGCCCCGGCGGGGGCTTCGTACACGGGCATCGGTGTTGTATCCGCCGGAACAGCATTGTAATACGCATCAAAATCTTTTGGGTCTAAATTCAGGGAGGAATACCCTATGGTTCCTTTACCCGCGTCTATCGCCGCGATGGCGGAATCCGCGGCGGAGGCGAAATAGTCCGCTCTCCCTACCGCTGTATCAATTAACTCACCGACGGTCGCCATTATTTTACTCTCCTACTGAGGTTGTCAGGCATATACTCGATACCCTGTAATTTTTTAATGCCTTCTACTTTGAACGACCAGTAGCGACCTTTGTTCCCGCGAGCTAATTTTACGCGCCTGCCGGAAAAGGCCGAAGTAAATTCTGGCTGTCCGCTCGCGTCAACGTAGGCAGATACTGTGTAATCGTCGTCCCCGTTCATATACATATAGGGCACATTCTTGGAGTTGAATACACCAAAATCGTATGCTTTACCCCAGGCCATGCCGTTGACCGGCGTTTCTATATCCAAAAGCCCGGACATTTCGTACAGCCCCTCTGAAGTAACGCCGTAATAGGTATTCCCAATTCGAGCTAAATGGCTGAACGGGAAGTTCTGGTAGCGCGATACCCGATTGTTTTTCAGGTTCATCGCTACGGCTTCCGTAAAAACAGCGTTCGACTCGAACTGCGCGATTAGTTGGGCTGAAAATCCTCTGCCTGTTAGCGCAATTCGCTGTAAACCGGATGAAAAGCCGCGCCCTGTAACCTGAATCCCGGTCGAACCGACCCCGGCAATACTAGGTGAGGTCGCAAACCCCCTACCTGTAACTTCCAACTTCTCGGAAGCTTTCAGTGTAGAAGTGAAAGCTGACCCAAAACCACGGCCTAAAACGACTGCTCCGCCAACTGCGATAACCGAACTGGTAAACCCTCGCCCTGCTACGCTGCCGTTAGAACTCGGAATAAAAGTAGCGGCTAAGGTAGTAGCGAATCCGCCGCCAGTAACGTAAGCCGTTTCGTCTGCGGTGAGGGTAATCGTCGCCGCTGATTGCAGAGTAGCGCCTTGGACGACCGCACCGCCGTTTATGCCTGGGGTAGCCGAAAATCCGCGCCCGGATACACTATTCAGCGCCCCCGCAGTCATAGCCGCACTCGCTACCGACGCGAATCCCCTTCCCGCTACGTTGACGTATTGGGGTACGGGAACTCCCGATAGTGTTATCGTCCCTTGAACTGGGGTAAACGTAGCCACGCTATTTGACCTTACGAGTGAGTTTTTCTGGCCGGTATTCTACACCTTGCAGCGCCTTTATTCCTGCAATGGCGAAGTACCAGTACCGGCCTTTGCTACCGCGAGCGAGACGTACTCGCCTGCCACCGAACCCGGAAGTAAAAGTGGGCTGCGCCACGTCATCTACAACAGCGGTTGCGGAGTAATCATCCTCGCCGTTCAGATAAATGTACGGAATATTCTGCGAGTTGAAGGCACTTAAATCATCCTCGTTTAGCGTTATCGTGCCGTTTACCGGCGTTTCTTCGATCAAATCGTATTCGCCGGATAGCTGGTACAGCCCGTCAGATTTGACCCCGTAGTAAGTGTTGGCGATTCGGGTAATGTGCTGGAACGGGTAGTTCTGATAGCGCGACACCGAGTACAAGTTTTCTTCCTGGTTCGCAGGAACGAGGTTCAATACGAACGCTTCCGCGTATTCTGCCGTGAACGTTGATTTCAGGATAGCCGAAGTCGAGAACCCTCTGCCGGTAGTCTGGCTGTATGCGATGCCGGAAACAAATCCCCGGCCTGTAATCGTTGCTTGGTTTATCGCTTGCGCAGTAATCGCAGGCAGCGTTGTAAAAGACCGCCCGATGATTGAAAAACTGGTGGGTGCTACCGCTGTTATCGTGGGTGAGTAGGTGAAACTTCGGCCCGAAATAGCCGCCGCTCCAAATAATTGAGGCGAAGTGGAAAATCCTCTTCCGCTAACGCTAATTTCAAACAGCGCGTCTAGGCTAAGGTCTACGTTCGATGCGAATCCGCGTCCCGTAATGTACGCTGTTTCCGCCGCCGTCAGTGTAACTATAACTGCGGATGCGAACCCTCTACCTTCTACTACCGCTCCGCCATACGCGGCGGGTGAAGTGGCGAACCCTCTGCCGGTTACTGAGTCCGGTTTTATCCCTATCATTGCCAGGGCGGGTGACTGGGTAAAGCCGCGCCCAGTTACGTTTCCGGTAGCTGCTACCCCCACAAGGATGGAGCCTTGCAACCCGGTAAGCGTCAGTTGTCGAATAGCGGGGGTATCCGAGTAGGATACAGGTAAGCTAGGTGTTTGGCCCGTTAGTGTTAACTGCGCCTGTACCGGGGGTGAAAGCTGCGCTGCTAAGACATAATTGGGAGAAGTGAACGAGCTTGTGTACCGGGCTACGCCCTTGGTTATGCGTATACCATCCAAGTACCCATTAAAAAACGAAGCTGGGGAGGTGGAGTTAGCCGCGCCTATAAGGAGCGGTGCCGTACTGTCGAATAAAGAAGCAGTCCCTATTGATTTAGTCGTCTGCTTGGCACCGCTAACGTATAAATCAACACTGGCTCCCGCCTTAACATATGCAATGTGATTCCAAGTGTTAGCCGTAGGAGTTTCAGTGGTAAAACCGCCCAAATCCAATATGGTAGTGCCATTTGTAGAATACGAAAAATACCATTTCTCGGACCCACCGTAGGTGATTGTGAACGCAATATTAGATCTGATTGTAGCCCTCTGACAAATTAACGCGGCGTATGCTCCCGCGCCAGGAACCGATGCAAACTTCGCCCAGAACTCAATAGTAAAATCCCCGGAACCAAAAGCCCAGCCCGCGTTATCAGGCGTAGTGATGTAGTCTCCTGCCCCATCAAATACTAAGCTGCCAGCCCCAACTTTACTATCAACCTTGGTTAAAGCTGCATTACCAAACGCCGTTAGTGCTTTTGGCGCGAGTGATTCATCTGCGAGAGTATCGTCGGCGTTAATAAGCAGGGAAACGTTACTATAGTAGGGATCTGCTACCGTTTCTAACCCGATAGGATTTGGTATTGTGGGGGGAGTGAAAGTAGCGGTGTATCGGGCTACCCCCTTAGTAATCCTTATATCGTCTAAGTACCCGTTGAATGCGGAGGATGTTCTATCCCAGTCAATACCGATAGCTAGTGTTTGCGCCGAATCACCTACTGATACTGCTGCGAAAGACGATACCGCGCCATCTACACCTAAATAGATATTAGTTCCGTCAGAACAGATACAAAAATGGTGCCAGTTTGTATCGGCGGTATGTGCTAAGCTCCTGGAGACTCCGGGGTTAGTAGAATACCCAGTAAAGGATAACGCGGTTGCGGTTAGACTTAATTGGTGTCCGTTGTAATTCCCTCCACCTACTGAAGTTACCTGTGATGACAGGAACATAGTGCCAGACGCGGATGCTCTCTTAAACCACCCCTCTATAGTGAAGGCCGCGGAGCCAAAGTTCCAATCCGCACTGTCAGCTAGTGTGAGATAGTCCCCTGCGCCGTCAAGTGCAAGGGAAGCACCCCCGAATATGCTGTCGGTGGTGCTTATCTTAGCGCCACCGACTACGGTAACAGCTTTTCGACTATTTGACCGGTCCCTTATATCCGTCCCTAGATTCGGGCCATCAAAAGGGAGATGTAAGACTACACTGTCAAAATTAGAGTCACCCGCCACGGTATTCTCGTTACACCGTTTTAAACCAGCCGTTAGTCGGCGCGAATACGGTGAACGTAGACGCTACGGAAGATACGGTAGCCGAACCGCTGGTCGTATCCAGATCAACGTAAAACAGCAGTTTGCTAGTCGAAGCGTCGAACGTGTTCGCCGCTACCGGCTGGACGCAAACCAAATACTTCGCCGTGATCGTAACCGAGGTGCCCCAGGTTACGTCTGCGCTGTCGTAGTAGGTCGTACCCGCGGTAGTCGTATCGTCGATAGCCAGTCCGGTCGCCGCTACACGAGTAGCGCCGTCGCCAGCCGAGATTAGATTGGTGCTAAGATCAGCCGTAGTGGTGTGAGTCGCCGCAGGAGTGTACCCGTTTCCGACCAAGCAGAACATGATATTGCCTGCGGTAGCATCGTCCCACTGTCTATTCGCGTCTGCGAATATCTGCTTTTCAAGCTGGTTGTATTTAGTAACAGTTCCTACAGCCATACGTCACCTAATTAGGAAATGTTGCTCAAAGGGATATTGAATGATTGGATAACGCCTGTTTCACCTACCGCGTAAGTTACTTTCGACATCAAGCAGTCCCCGGAGGTAATACCCACGCTGAAATCCATACGCTTCAAAGCAGTAGAAGAACCGTCAGTATCGGACGCTGAATTAGATACGAACCGGCCCCAGCCAATAGTACCTGCGACTTCGCACACAAACTTCCACTCTTCGGCGGAAGCCTTGTCGATAGCCGCACTACCAGGAGTACCGAATTCCAAACCGTTAGTTGCGGTGCCTGCTGTCCAAGCTCCGCCTGCTAGGGTCACTTTACCTAAGTATGTGCCGGTTACAGCAGCGTCAGGACTGGTAGGTTGCGCTCCGGTGTAAAACTTGATAACGCCGTCGGCCATATCAGATTTCAGAGCGGTTAAGAAGCTGTCGAAGCAGCCTGTTGAATAGCGGAAAGCCATTGTATTTCTCCGTCATAAAGAGGAAAGTTCCGTCATCTCGACGGGATTTATATTTCAAGCCCTGTTAAACGCCGAACCTTCAGCATCGTGTAGAGCCACGTATTTTCGGATACCGTTATGATACATGATGTGCGTGGAAACCACACTACCCATATTCAGGGAAACAGTATCCTCGGTCAATGGAGTAAACGGCAACGCGCTACATACGCCACGAACGGTGTGAATCCGTACCGAGCCATCCGGTAGCTTAACGATAGGCCGACCTGCGACTACGCCGTACTTGGCGAGTTCATCTAAATTACCGTCAACGTAAGCATAAACCGCTTTGTCCGAGCCGATAATCAGGGCTTCTTTCGTCGCTCGCATATCCAGAACGCGGCCTGGAATGATGAAGTAGCCGTTGTCAACGCCGTACAGATGGTACTGATTCGGTTTGCTGAACCATACGATAGTATGGTCATCCATCCGTTCGGTAACGTATAGCCGCGATTGGAAATACTCAATCTTTTCCGCCCGACTAGGAAATGGATTCGCGTTGATCTGCGCGGGGAATATCGGTCGCCCGGTCAAAATGTCGTAAAAAACCTCGCCGCCGACTTCGGTGATATAGACCTCGTTCTCGTACCCGGCTTTATATTCTGGCGTAATCAGGATTTCACCCGGCGCATCGAGTTCTACGGTAACGACCGGTGAAGTCCCGCCTTCCAACCCCGAAGCGTTGATGAAAGTCGTTACGATGTTGTAGAGTCCCGCTGGCCGCGTCCCGCCTGTGACGACGATTTCTGGCTCCTGCGGAACAGGAACAAGAAGATCGGTAACACTATCTTCAAAAATGCTCTTGCCATCGTTAGTAAATAGGTAGCGTTGGAAATCGGTGAACTCGGTTGCGGTAGTCGCTCCGAGGGTAACTAAACTCAAGTCGGGTTCCACTCGCTTTAAGCTACCTTCGGATACCAAGTAGGTTACATCGTCGAGGGTAGTATGCGCGGTAGTAACCGGTACGGTTAGTGCCAATTGGTAGCCGGGGCGAGCGACTAGCCCGCCTGCGTTGGTAATATCAACATCCACCGCGTCTTGCAGTGCGCCATCAGGAATGTCTCGTTCGCTCACAGTATTATATATCCCTAGAAATTTATCGATTATCACTTACGCGCTCCGTAGACCTTCTCGTAGCCCACACAATGAAATCGGCCTCTTATCGTATCGGGATACCATTTTTGTACTCGGACGTTCAAAGAATCAGGTTCCAGTTTTTTAGCGCAAGTTTTAGCCTGTACGCAATGGTTCGTAGAACACTGCTCGAAAATATCTGCCATACCGCCTCCAGTAATTACATTACGATCATTTCGTAGGGAACTTCTGCCTGCCGCTCGCGGATAACCACTGCTGGTAAGCGAGGGCCGAAGCGTTCTTCAAATACTGCCATATCGCGTTCTGATTTTTTAGGGTCGAACGTATCCGCATCGCGTTTCAGAAACGCCAATCCAGTTACGCCGAATACTAAATCAGGGTGCCATATTTCGTCAATTTCGGGGATGTCTCCGTCCGCTTCCAGCAATACCGGGAGTCGAACAACGTCAACGTATGCGGTATCAGCGGCGGTCGGAGTGCCGATAAAGGTCAGCGCCCGAACGAAAATACCTTCGTCATCGCCGGTTCCGGCTTGGGTTTTGTCTACCGCGTAAGCGTAAGGTTTTCCGGCGTACTGAACGCGTCCGCCAAGATACTGTTCGCGACGGCGCATGCTGGTTCTAGCCAGAGTAAAGTTGGTGTTCGATGCGAGGTAAACGGATTTTACGTCCAAGATGCCGCTGGCAAGGGAATACTTGTTATTCCAAGTCAGATCAGCTTTTTGGGTAAAGGGGATAGCAATGTCGTCTTGGACGGTGAGGCTGGCGCGTAATGCGGCGTCTCTTAGCGTGTCATTGATGCAGTCGTTGAGTTCAACATCCGACCAAAGATAAGGAGCGTTCAAGTCATCTAATCGTGACCTCGCTCTGCGGCGAATATCGGCTAGTGTCAACACTATCAAGACCTCAATGAGTTCGTTAATGGTCCGACACTAGGCCGGTGTTCAGATGAACATTTTACAGCAAGTCGTGGTTTTCGTCTGTAGGTTCTACAGCCGACCTGACTTTTTTAACTTTCGCAGGTTTTACGGCAGGTTCTTCTATCGTAAGTTCGACTGCAACAGGTGTTTCTTTTGCGCCAACCAAGCTGCCATCCGGTTTATACCGGTTGCCGTCTTGGACAAACATAGCCCCATCTTCCGGTACTCCGCCGAAAATGGTGCCGAACGCTCTGCTGCGGTCTAAAGTAATTTCTGACATGGTTGCCTCTTATCGATGTTTTGATTTCACACGGGTCATAAAAGGGGTTTCTTCACACGCGTAGCGTGATCCACCGCCATAATTTTCACCTTTTGAGGAATCATACCACAGACCGTCGCCGGTTTGCGTAGAGGCGCAGCCCTCGCGCGTAAACCCGTTTTGCAACGGGTTGTCGGAGGACTCCTGGTCAGCGTCCATATCGCAGGTGCCTGAAATCTTAGCTACCAGGATGTTCATCGCTTAGTTCCGAAAGGTAAAGTTCTTACCGTGTTTTGCGCCAGCAGATTCAGAAGTCGCTTCCTTACGGAAGTTTTCGCCTGAAGTTTTTTGCTGCGCTTGGGCTTCGCCGCGTTTCAAAGATTCGACGCTGGATAAGCCGGATTCAACGCCTGCTTTCAGACCAGAACCGCCGCCGAAGCTACGGGTGTCTTGAGGGTTGTTAGAACCGTTTTGGTTAAAGTCTGCCATTTCAATCTCCTATTAGATTGGTGTGAGCCGGATTACCCGGCTCGAATTTGTATCTTAGAACCAGTCGATTGTTACGTCAACTACGGCTGCACCAGCGATAGTGCCGCCAACAGGTGCAGTGAACGAAATCAATACCGGGCCTAATACTTCAGGAACGGTGCCTGCCGCTGCGGTAGTGGTGTTGGCCGTACCGGTCAAGTCCATAGAACCGTATTTAGGGTTCGTATTTTTCTTGTACTGGTCTTTAAAACCAACAGTGGTGTTGATCGCAGATGGGGTTGCCGCTGTACCGAAATCGATATAGCCAGCGTCGTTTACGTTGCCGGTTACACCCACGCCAATTCTGGCTGGAGTAGTCGTACCGACAAAAGCAGTAGTTACGGAGGCGCTAATATCTTTAACGCGGAATTGGGTGCAGCCTGGAGGCGGCGAGATAGCCCATGCAGGTGCCGCAGAATGCACTACGGAACGAGTATAGGTTACAGTTTTTGGGTCAGTGTAAGCCATGTTAATGTCCTCTTTCTATTCGATTGTCATACTCCGCACATCACTGCGCGGAGTCGTAACCTATTGATTATGCTGCCGAATCCCACTTGACAATTCGGGCGTTTTCTGCCGAAGTATGGCTCAGGCCGAAACCTTCCAGCGCATACCAAGCAATACCGCGACCACGACCGTAATCGTCTGGGATTTTACCGCGAATCTCTTCAGGAACCGCAACACCTTCTGCAACAGTATCGGCACCCATGAAGTAAATCCAGTCAGATTTAGCGTTGTTCCACGCATCGGCTGTACCGGTTGATGGGTTGTATGTGGTTGAGTCATACGCACCGCCAGCAGGAATGTGGGTTTGCTCGATAAAGCGAACACCGCGATAGCGACCGATTTCACCGTTTTTAATCTGAACTAGACCGGTTTCGGTGTAGGTTTGGATACCTTCCAAATCAGATTTCAAAGTGATGAAAGTTGATGGGCGACCGATAGCCAAGTAATCACCGCTTTCATACGCAGGAATGTTGCGCTCTTTCATAAAGGTAGAGATTGGCTCTACGTGACCTTTACCGAAAGCGACGTTGTTGGTAACAGTCGGAACACCGTCAGTACCAGTAGTAATCAGCGAGGTGTTGGTGCCGGAATCAGGCGATACCCACAACGGGGTCAGGTCGAACTGTGCGTGAGCGGCTACGTCAAAGGTTTCGGCAACGTCAATTTTCAAGACCTTGCGGATGATTTCTTTGATCGGTTGCTCGGACAGGTCGTCCAATTTGCCGGAGTAATCAACAGAGTTACCGTACTCGGTCATCTCGCCGGAGTGTTGGGTAACTTTGAAAGAGCCAGAAGGCATTCTTTCAGTTTCGTCGATGGCGCGACCTTTGGTGGTTAGCTTGGTGAATACGTTCCAGTACCACTTATCGCCACGACCTTTGCCAACCAACGGTTTGCCGTCGGAATCATTTTCTTTAACGTCACATAACTGTCTGAATTTTACGACCGGCAGATTTTGCAAACGCAGGTATTCGGACAAGTTAGGTGCCCACAAATAGCCGCCTTCGTCAGCGACAGACCAGATTTGACCACTCATATTTTTTCACCTTCTAATGGGTTAATATCGTTTCTCAACGATGGTTTGTTACTGCTTTCGTTATGCCTGACCACGCTTCTCTTTCATTTGCTGGATAGCATCTGTCCGAGTAGGTTGCTTAGGCGGCGGAGCCGGTTCATTTCTGGCTGACGCACTAGGCATTGCCGGAATACTGCGTTTTGCCGCTTTGCGTTCCGCCATATCAGGAATCATGCCTTCTTCCTCAGCTGGAGCAGCAGGTTCTTCTACCGGTGCTTCGGGTTCAGCCGGAACTTCCGGTTCTGATTCCATTGGCATTTCAGCAGCGGGGACTTCAGCAGGGGATTCGGGATACAAGTCAGCGACAGCTTTTCGCAAAGCGTCAGCCGCGCTCATTCCCTCTTGACGGTACACATCGGATAAAGCCATGACCTTAGTTGCAGGTAATCCGTCTTCGGCTAACTCTGGATGCTTCGCAGCGAGTTCCGTAGCGGTTGCAACGTAGGCTTTGACTTCTTGTTCGGCCTGCACTTCAGACTTAGCGCGGTGGGTATTCTCACGGAAGCGGTGGTCTTGAAGCTGCTTATATAAAGCTTTTGCGGTTTCCAAATCACCGAAGGCCAAGGCTTCGTGATATTGGTCAATCAACTCGTCGTGAGCTGGGCCTTCAGGAGCAGCGTATTCTCCGACTTCTTCCATTTCTGGTTCAGCAGAGGACTCTTCAGCTTCTTCGGAAGGAGCAGCAGGTTCAGGTTCGGACTCCGGCTCCGCAGCGGGTTCGCCTTCAGTCGGTGCTTCCATAGGTGCTTCACCTTCGGATTTTTCTTCCTCGGCAGCAGCTTCTACAACAGCTTCTTCCTGTTTGGCTTCCGCTACGATACCGCCTTCTTCGCCTTCTTCGCCTTCTACTTCAGGTGAAGTCGGTAATTCCTCCGCTGCGGGGGCTTCGGCCTTAGCTTCTGCTACGATACCTTCATCCAGGTCTTTACCTTGATTGCGGTTCGCGCTGCGTTTAGCTGCACGGCGTCTGGCTTTTACGTTTGGGTCGGCATCGTACTTAGGCTTCGGCATTTTTGCCTCGCCTCCGCCTTCTTTCAACTCATCTACATTCATAATAAGTCCTCAAGGGAGGGTTTTCGTCTCACGACGATAAGATACTGCTTCAATACAACATTGTAGCAGCGGTGTCAATTAAATCTATGTTGGGGCATCCCAATAAGTGAATATCCTGCTCAACCTCGGATCGCAGCTATCCGTCCAATCTACCTGTCGCGTGTTGCGCCTAAGCGCGTTGTCCATCGTCTCGTAAACCGAGAACACCAGCCGCTTGTGGAAGGGCCGGATATACCAAAGACCGTCGTGCTTATAGCGAATAGGCTCTACGTCCTCAAACATGAATCGCCCTACGCCGGGGATTTCCAGATCGTGACCGAGTTCTATTTCCGAGATCATCGCGGCAAACATCGCGTTGACGAATAACCTACAAGTGGGTTGCCGCACTCCGGTTATTTGCGCAACCCGCTTTATCATATTCTGGCGGTTGAATACCGGCTTTTTGTCCTTTATCGCCTGAAGGTGCGGGGGTTCGGGCTTTTTAACCCTCCCCCGTTTCTTCTTGGCCTTCGGCTTTAACCGGGCAGGTGGGTTCGGTTCGTGTGGTTCAAGCTCTTTGTAGTTAAACCAGATTGTCATGCCCGGCTTGCTCTTCCAGTTGAATGGTTTCTTCCGCGCTCATACCCGCCGCTTTTGCCTCTTGCAGCCACGCTTGAAATAAATCGGGGATACGGGCCTGCCATTGCAACTCGCGGACACGCTCATAATCAGTAGGACTGACTTGCGCCAATTCTTCCAGTGCGTCAGCGCGGCTTTCTACCGCCCGCAGCATTAGGTAGGAACCCACTTTGTCGTGAGTTAAGAAATGCTCGACGTCAATGCTCAGTGCAACGGCCCTCATCAATGGGTCGTTCGCGTAAATACCTGCGGTATCAGTCATCTAAATAATCTCCTTGCAGCAGTTTTTGTTGGAACACCGAAATCAGCCAGTATACTTCTGCCGCGCTAAGATTTGTTGTCGCGCGGGCATCCAGATTTCCGTGTTTATCCCACCCGATAATGACGAGCGAATTGTATTCATTTTTCGCTTCTTCCAATACCGTATCAGGATTGACAGCCGCGTTTACATCGGGGAAATTAATCACTTTGGTCATGCTTCCCTCTCCAGTCTAGGGGTTTCAATGCCCTTCATTATACCGCCTTTACCCGTAGGAGGCAGCGGCGGAAATCCAGGGCTGGTGTTTTGCACTTCCGGTTCGACAAAAGGTTCTGGATTTTCGACTTCCGAAACGACTGGCGCTTCGTTGTAGTCGATGAATCCAGCAGACTTCAATATCTCGTCGGTCGGTGCTGCGATGCCCGGATTTTGGGCGATAGTGCCTGCGGCCTGAGTCGCTTGGTAAATCGATGTGACGTTTTGAGTCGCCAGCTTGGTTTTTTCGTGATCGGTTTTCGCCAGCAAGAACGCGATATTGGCTTGCATCTCTTGCAAAGCGACGGCCATCTTTTCGGATTCCATCACCAACTTTTGATTTTCCAATTCCAGCTTGGCTTGGCCCAATTCGAAGTCTTGTTGAGCAATTTGGCCTTTGAGCTGCAACTGCTGCATTTGAACTTGCTGCGCGGGGTCGCCTTCTTGCTTTTGCTGTTCTTCGAGTTTTTTAGCTTTCTCGAAGTTGAAGAATCGAGCACCGTTATCATATCCGGCAGCGCCGAAGACTTCTTTAACGACTTCCTCTTCTTCAATAGCTAGCGCGGCTCTTGGCATCAACTGTACGACAGTCGCGATAGCGGTTTGGATTTTTTGCATACGCTGGGTTGGGCTGACCGAACCCATGCCGACGTTCACGGATACCGAGAATTTATGGTTAAAGTATTGTGGCAACACCTTACGCAACTTGGCTTTCTTGGCTGATACCAGCAGCGCGGTCGTGTCGGTTTCATACATCGACTCCAGTTGTACCAGTTGCCGTAGCACTGGCTCAATCCAAGTTTCGGTGAAAGTGCGAAGTTCCATCTCACGAATCTTATTACCCGCTTCAGCCATCAAATTCATACCGGTGGCAGTTTCTTGCAGTCTTCGGTTAGAGTTGACGGTAGAGCCGGTAGTCGAGCCGGTCAAATCGTCCATAGCCAGCGATAATCGATCTTCCTCTTGGTACGCGGAGGCGGTTACGTCCGGTGTGTTCAGCGGTTCAACGTGATTGCTCAACGGGCCGGGTGCGCTGATTCCGATCAATCCGCCGGGGACGTTGCGGCTCAATGCTCGAACATCGACTTGGCTACCGGCGCGGTACAAGTACCTGCGGTTTAAGACCTGCCGCACGTTCTCGTATCTCTGGTTTTTCAACTCGTTGATCGCCCGTTGCATACCGGAAGCCAGTTCTACCGGACCGCTTGGGTACGGCCTATCAGTTTCGATTTCCATTTTGCCGATAATGTAGTCCCGCTTATTATCGGCCCATGGAATCACTTCGCTTAGTTTTACAGGCTCCGACAATAACAGGTTCGCACCAGCGGTGTAATACAGCCAGTCGATGCCGTCTTTGCGGATAATGTTGCGGTGTACCCAGATGATGCGGAAGTTGTTTTCGGCTTCCATCATGTTGGATTTCGGGTCTAACCTGCGAGTACCGGAACGCGCTCTACGGGTCGTATCCAGATTGTCGCGGTTCCCGGCTGAAATCAGTTGTCCTTCGCCCACATCCCTCCATGAAGGTTCTCCGGTACGGGAGTTTTCACCTTCTTCGATCTTACTTTTAACGTCCCCTAAGTACATGGGAATGAGTTCGATAACGTAAGGTGATGAGTTGGCAGGGTCTATCCAATCCGATGCGGGGGAAATGCGTAAATTCTCCGCAGGCACGACACGCACTTGAGGTTTGTCGTCAACTACGATACCGTCGCACTCTTTATACAGCCATGATTGGTGGGAGATGACTGTACCTAGTACAGAAGTTTCTTGAACCCCGCCAAGCACCAATTGATACCACGGAACTGTCTGGCTCAATCGGTAGTTGATGAGCTCTTTCATCAATCGAGCGGCTTCGACTTGCTCTTTGTTGTCCGAATCTTCCGCTTCAATGGCAACAATATCCGAACTGGCGAAGTATGCAGCGGCGGATGACGCTTGAATATCGCGTACCAGTGTCCGTGTTTTCGGCCAAAAATGCCGAGGTCGGTGTTTGTTCGCTTCGGTTAAAACAGGGGAGTCCGGCGCGTGTTCGGAGCGATAGTGGGCGAAGTTACGCGCCCATACCGCCCGTTGGTTGATCTGCAGCCAAGACTCGCTAGATTCGAAGGCGTTTCGTGCCATCTGAACCCAGTCTACGTGAGCCGCGCCGATACCAATAGCTGATTTTGCTGGGGTTCGGCTCATTCCGATGGAGTCTACCGAGTTGACGATAGGCGCTGCGGTAGCGTTAGAGACTTTGTAATCGCCGCCTGCCAAACTTGGCTGCGGGTCCATCGGATTGATTAGCGCCATAATGTTATCTCAACATTGAAGATTGTTGCTTGATTTTAGCATACCCTGGGTTAGTTTCTGGCATCGCCGCGTGATCGGGTACGAGCAAACCTGCTGGGGTTGTTTTCAGCCCTCGGACTTCATCGTGCCGGTTCCTGGACCGCGATAATCCGTGAGCCTCCAACAACATGCCGCCCGCGATCATTACGCAGTGCATCCGGTCGCGGTCTATGTCCATTGCTCGTATGAAGTACGCGGTTTCAGTCAGAATGTCCGTCAGTCGTACCACCATACTATCTAGTCCACCCGTTGCTGGATCGTCGTTAAATTCTATGCCCCATTTCCATTTTGGATAGTGCTGCTGCAAAACTCGCATCGCATCTTTAGCAATGATCTTCTTTTCATTGCTCCACTCGGCAGGCATACTCTCGGTTAAAGGGTCTTGTATTTGATTTTTTGCCACTCGTTACTCCAGTTAAGGGTTGGTACTTGTCATTACGTCCGGGTCAGGTAAATGTACGACTTCGCCGTCAACAATGTCGATAGGCTTGTCGTAAATTCCTTCGCTCTGGAAGTTTGACCAAAATGTTTTTCGTCCGTTTGCGAACTCATAGACCGGGTAAGGCTCTTCGGGATTACCCCCGGCACGTTGGTACAACTCCATGTAGTCTACGGTGACGCTCGTTACTATGTTGTCGGGAGTTATCGCCATGATCTGAGTCCGCAATAGGGTTATGGTTCGCGTTGTATAGCACGAATCAGGGTGATTTGGCTAGTAGTCAAGGTTGGGTTCTGGCGTAAAGCCCCCGCCAAAATCGTTGCCGAATGCTCCGCCCAGGCTGTAGCCAGCGTTTCCGTAGCCGAATAAGTTCATGGCTTTCGCTTGAGCCGCTTGTAGGAAAGCGTCGGCGGCGTTTGAATGTACGTCATGCCGTGGGGTCGCTCGCCATCCTCCGGTTCTTAGGTTTCGCTCCTTTCTGTATAGTTCAAGATGTCGCAGCCCCTCTTTGCATTTTTCTTCGTCGAAATCACAAAGTGGTAAAAACGTCCGCGATTGCGTTATCGCCATCACCTTATCAGGTGTTCTAGGAACCAGTTGGAACCGCCAATGCGGGGCAAGTTCCATCAGCATTTCTTCTGGAGTCATGTTCCGTTCCTGGCCTTGCCTGCGGTGGTCAGCATCGTGTGGGAGATAGACATACCCTAGAACATATCCCCTAGCATCAACTTCTTTTACAAAATGGGCAAGGGGTTCTCCAGTTTCTTCGTAAAAATCAATTACTGAAAATGTGCCGCGTTTGGCTTGCATAAACCAAATGGCAGTTTCGTCCGACGATCCAATGTCAAAGAAAAGATTCACTGGGTAGTGCATGTCGTATGGCACCTTGGTGATACCTCCGCGCTTCCGAATGATAGAGAACTCTTTCGCCCAGTATGTACCTTCCATACTGACTTTAAACGCCTCCTGAACCGTTGTTGGCATCTCTTGAAACATTTTGTCATCGTGCCCAAGGTATGTTTTATCCCTGTACCCAACGTACCAAGCCCGTTGCTGGGGGCTTAAAGTTATTTTTAGTTCCTGCTCTGTTTTGTCAAAATATTCCGTGTCCTTCGGCGTAATGATGGCTGACCCTACTGGAGCCACGTAGCTAGGGTTCATGTACCAGCCATAAAAGAACAGTTTGAAATCCAACGGCCAGAGCTGAGCGCCGGATTCTTGGACTTTTAGTGCGGATTGCACCATGTCGTAGAAGATACCTTCTTCACCTTCCGCCGTGGATTCAACAAAGATCAGACCGCTAGCCGTAACTGCAGTGATCGCACCCATTAGAATCTCTTCGGCCTTATCGGGGTACTTAGCAGCTATCTTACCGAGTTCAGAAACGTGAAGGTATGTTGGCGTAGTGCCGCGAGCATTGGTCGTTACCTCAATTATGCTTTCATTAGTGAAGGCTATCTCGTTTTTAGAGGGGTCAGTCGCAAGCGGAGCGGCGTTTTTAAATATGTCCGGTAATTTTTCATATGCAAACTTTATGGTATCCCTAAAAATGCCTTGCGCCAGTGGTAGGTCAAGTGCAATAATTTTTACCCTTTCTACCGGCGACCATATCGCAGTGTCCAACCCTAATAATTGGATTTGGGTAGAAAATCCGAGCTTTCTCGGCTTCAAAATCAAATTCCGAGTGTGGAGATTGTTTAATAGATATAGCTGGGCTTCCCTCGGCCTGAATAAAACAATCTCTTTTTTCTCATTGACGACATGGTACAGATTAGAAAGTCGCCACATCGGCTCGCCTAACCCCACTGCAGCCTCTTCTTCCGTAAAATCATAAGCTACGATGTCACTCTTCTTAGGAGTGAACATCGGCTTAGGCTTCTTGGCGTGTATCCTTCGTTGGGTCGTCATGTATCTCCTCGTTCCAGTACAAGCGTTATAGTCCCGCAACCATAAATCCTTCTGTACCCATTGTCCAACATATTTTGGTGCTCCGTTTTTGCGGGGTCAAAATGCTCTAGTCGATTTGGTAAGTGCTTACGTTGGAACATCAGCCTAGAATGGCGCTTATTGCGGGTTTTCCTGTGTAAGTAGTAATATTCTGGCGGGTTCTCTCGAACTACTTTAAACCCTACCGCTTTGTACCCGTTACCGTTAAATAATCTCCGATCGCAGTACGTAACTATGCGTTTCCCTTTTACTGGACTTAACAGCTTAGAGAAGCCTCCGACAATTGTGGTGAACTTTTTAGGCGCATACCGCACCAACTCAAGGTCGTATTCTGCTTTCGCTTTCGTAACCGCTCGCCTCGGTGGAGCAAAAGCCATCACCGATACTAGCTCTCCGTCTTTAGTTTTAAGCGCGTAGTACGTTCCCGTAGCCGCGAAGCCTTGGATATGGTTAGCGTCCAGAAATGCTCTGGCTTCTTTCGCCGCTATTAAGCTAAGTTCGGTGTTCCTGGCGTATATTCGGGTAGGGTTTACTCCAAGACGAGACGAAATCATGGACTTTACGATCTCTCTTTTCCCTAAGTCTTCCCATTCGTCCTCAAATACTTGGATGAGGTCGATATTGGTCGCGTTACACTTTTTGAGTTTGTCCAAGTGGTAGTTGCTTTCTACGAATTTTTCGGAATGGTAGTACGATCCGTTGTACTCGACGGCCAAGTTTTTATCAGGCATGTAAATATCCAGCTCATTTGGCGCTATCGCCGCCCTATCGCTGGTCAGTACCCCTTCTGCTATGGACTTCACGTACCCTGCTATTTCTGCCTCTGCTTTAGATGGTCCTGTAAATCCACACTTGGGACACCCATTTCCCTGCCTATGATCTTTAGGAATTTGCTCAAACACCCCGTGTGTTTTACAAACTATTTTTACCTTAATTTGGTTGCCCGCGTACTCTACTAAACTATAGTCGTACTTATATCCGTGCACTTCATTTACGTCCGCTATAAACTCGTCCCCGCTGTGAAGCTGTTTTTCTTTATTCCGTATCGTCCCGCATTTTCGACACCCCATCCCTTTGTGATGCGACCTAGCGACCTGCTTAAATTCGCCGTGCTCCGGGCAGATAATGATTACTTTTTTGTGCGCGGATTCATACTTCGCTTTAGAGTAGTCGTACTTATCTCCGTGTACTTCTCGACATTTAGCTACAAATTCTTCTTGTGACAGCGTATTTGGGTTAGCGGCTTTCTTCTTGGCGGTCTTGCAAATCGGACACCCTGTTTTACCCATCCCAAGATTGTTCGGCTTGCCTTCAAAAACGATGTCGTGGACCGTACAGCGTACTTTTACTTTGGTTTGCGAATTGACGTATTCAGTTAAGGACAGGTCTAAATCCGCGCCGTACATACTCGCCATACGGTTAAAAAATATTTCTTCTCCTTCTTTTCTGAGCCTTTCTAAGTGGGCTAAAACGCTATCGGTTACTGCTCTTGTCATGTTGCCTCCAGTTATCATTCTCGCAAACATGGTAACTGGAGGCAGCTCTATTGTCAACTCTCCTCGTACCGAGCGGCTTCGGCATCAGTCATCTTTCTGATGCTCGTAAATTCCGCTACCCCCTGCGGCGGGTATACTCTTTCATACTCCTCGTCCGTGCAAGTTTCATTCCAATCCGCATAGAAGTTGAGAGCTTCCCATTCCCATTGCTCCGACCGGCTCGGGCTTACGCTCTCGAACCCTATCTTTTTTAAAGTATCTTCATAAGGGGTCATAGTATCAGCTCAACGTACTCCGCTTCACTCAAAATGCGAACCCCATTCTTTTCCGCCGCGCTGGTTTTCGCAGCCCCGACGTTTTCGCCGCATACCAAATAATCGGTCTTTTTGCTCACGCTCGACGTTACGGTAGCGCCTAATTTCTTGGCCTCGGCTTCCATTTCTTTGCGGTTGCGCTGCATAGCACCCGTAAAACAGATGGTTTTTCCGGCCAATTTGCCGGTAGTGGTTTCGCCAATCGGTGTGTGCTTTACCTTAAACTGGACTAGGAGCACCCAAAAACTTCCTTCTTGATCTAGCTGCTGAAAGGCTTTATGGAAAGACTTAGCAGTCAGTTCTCCAATGCCTTCAACAAGCTGTAGGTGTTCTGGTTCCAACTCATCCAGTAGGGCTATCGGGTATTTTTGCAGTAGTTTCTCGCAACTCGCTGGCCCAAAGTTCGGGATGCCAAACGCGGCCAGAAAGCGCCAGTCTTCTATCTCCCTTGAAGTGCTTGCGTTTATCTCATCGACTAAATTGTGGCTAGTCTTTTCGCCGAACCCACATTCTCTGTAATTAGTCACGGTCATGTCGTAGATTTGCGATACCGAAGTAGTACCCCGCGATACTAGCTGCTCACATACCTTTGGCCCGAAACCATCGCAATTGCCAATCGTTTTGAAAAAATGCTCAATCATGCCTGCTTTCTGCGCTACGCAACCCGTAGTATTCGGGCAGATCAGATTATCGCCGTTTAATTCTGTTTCCGCTCCGCAGGATGGACAATTACTCGGATGCGCGACCAATCCGAACGGTGCTTCTTCAATAACCTCTGAGATGTACGGAATTACCTGACCACTGCGGCAGACGCGGACGCTAGCGCCTTCGTCGATACCTTGATTGATGACGTTACCGGCATGGTGTCCGGTAGCGCGGCTCACGGTTACGCCGGAAATACGGGTCGGTTCGAGTTCTACAACGGGCGTAATCCGGCCCGTTTTGGCCGTTTGCCAAGTCAGGCCCGTTACTTTAATGTCGTGGTACTCGGTATTGCGTTTGTAGGCAATCTGCCAGCGATAGTGGTGGTTGGTAGCACCCATTTCATCTTTGATGGCTTCATCTACCACTTCGATAACGAGACCGTCTGTATCAGAGGGGTTTCCTTCTACCAGGACGCCCCACAAAGATTCTAATGCGGGTAGTAACTCAGTCGGACTGGACTCAACTCCGTTCAACAGCACAAAAGGTACAAACTCTATGTACCCCATAGTAATTCCGGTTTCTATGTCCGGGTCTAATTCACCTTCTTTTATCGCTGCCGCAATGACGTTGCGGGTGTTCTCAAATTTGTCAGATAGGTAGTCGGCAAAATACTCTTTATCAACGACGATCTCGCCTTGGCCGCAGACGTTTAGACAAGCTCTATCCGCAAAATGGGTAATGTCCATCCCTTTGTACCCATCGCCGCGCGTGTACAACCGTTCACCGTCGTTGTACGCCGCGTAGCCGTCTAATTTAGGCGTGACGCGCAAGGTAGGTTCTACCCCTAGCAGTTGCGCTACCCGCGTTACCTCGTCGCACCAGCGTTGTAGCTGCTCGTTGGTGTAGGCTTTTTGGGTGGACAGCATCCGTACCGGCAGTTGAACCGTTTTGCCGAAGGTATTTTCGGGTTCCGGCTCTACGGCTTGCAGGAATTCGTGGTCAGGTTCTCGGTGGCGAAGGTCTTCTACCAAAATATCGTAATCCGCGTCCGATACCAGCGGTTCTCCTACTCGATAGGCCGTGTTGTAAGCTCGAAGCGTGGATACGAGCAGTTCATCGCTGTACTCTTTGGGGTCTATTCTTCGCCCTTGCAGCTCCCGTACAACCGCTAATAGCGGTTTTCCGCCTTCGGAAAAGTCGTGGTTGGGGTAGGTTTCTGTTTCAAAACCGTCTTGAAATCTTTCGGTCATTTTTGTTCTCCAGTTTAGTTTTTTCGGTCTATCTATTCAATAATCTAGTCGCCTTGTAAACTAGATTCGGTGTTAGCCCCGCGTAAGGGTCACACCAGAAGAAATTTTCTTTGTGCCATAGCAGCATATCAGAATCGTCGTCCAGAATGACGAAAGAGTGGTACTCGTGGTATGGCTTTCCGATTAGCTGCTCGTTCTCTACGATCCACGCATGAATCTCGTTGCCCCGCAGGGAGAATCGGTCACGCAGAATCGGTGTTTTGCCAATGATTTCGCCCTTTATTCCGGCTTCGGTCAAGTATTCTTCTACCCCTTCGTCCGCTCGCCACGTAGACGATAAAACAATCTTCGCGTTGGTAGCTTCTGTAAGCATATTAAGGCGCGCTATGCACTTCTGGCTTACCTTTCCGCCTCTCGTTCCGATAATGTCATCCCGATTTTCGTACATGATCTGATTGTTCAGGACGCCATCAACGTCCAGAAATATAATTTTCACTTTGTTCTCCAGTTTAGTTTACTGCTTTTATTTCTGCTGGGCTTTGTACTTCGCTTTCATAAACTCTTACTCCTCCGCTAAAATTTCTCTCGCACCCTCCGCATTCAGGCACCATTCATCGTCGGCATTATCAAAAACAATTTCTTTTCCCGGATACCTGTCTTGTATTTCGGCTCTCAATTCGCTTGCATGCCTAGCAACATCTGGCACCACCAACATAGGTGAATCACTGCTATGCCGATACACCGCCACAGGCTCTACGAAATTCCCTATGTGCATCATTCCCCACGCGCCCTCGTCGTCTTTATGCCGCCAAGTTAGCGAGGTGGGCGGGTCGATTACCTCCTTCAGGTATTTATACGCCCAGGGAGTTTCAAGCTCATAGAATTTAGCGTACTTCTTTTTAGATTTTGGCCTGCATTCCCCGCGCCGCCCAGGCTTGGTAAAATCACTGGGCGACTCTCCCGCGCGGAATATGAATCCTGCTACCTTATGCTCTAAACCCATTGACACCGCTACCGCGCCTAGCGATGCCGCGTATTCGAATATTTCTTTTAGCGCTTTCCTCCGGTCATCGCAATATTTATCAGCTACATCTTTCAGTCCCCCGCTTTCTAGCAAGTAATACTTGTTGTATACATCCACTTTGTTCTCCCGTTTAGTTTGCAGCTTGTGTTTTACAGAACGCTTTTCGCCCTCTCGTATAGCGCATCGCGGTCCGCTTTACCATTATAGCCGCCATTGATGCGGCGGGTTATATCGTCGAATCGCCCTACGTCCGCCATTGCGTTCAGTCCGTGGCTGTTCCAAAACCATGCGGCGGAACGGCAGGCGTTTATCGGCTCTTTCAACAATTCGGGGTGGTTTACTAAATCCAGTCCGAGCGCCTTTCCGCACTCTTTGTGATTGTAGTAGCCCGTAATCTGAATCAGTCCATGTCCTTTGTAGAATCGTCCGGTCGTGGTGTTCTGCCTTCTGGCGGCAGCGATAGCTTCTGGTTCTAGGTTGCCCAAATCTTCTCGAAACTCGTAGGCTTTGCCACTGGCGATTTCCTCGACATACTTGAAGCCGCCTGACTCGTGCCCGATCTGCGCTAAGAACGCGGTGACTCGGTTTTTAGAGGTTATGCGGTATTCGGACATCGCCAAGTTTAGTGGCTCGATAAATACCGGAACTCGTTTCGCCGCGCTAGGCAAGACTTTTTGAAGTTGCTCGGCGGTCAGCGGTAGTATGGATTCAATCATAGTAAATCCTCAATGTTGTCTTCTAGTTGCGCTTCTTCGGCGTACTCTTCCGGGTTCGGAAAAGTTTGAGTAGGCTTTTCATCCACTTCCTCAGCGTAATCTTCGGTTTCGTATTCGGCTTCTTCGATCTCTTCATCTTCTCGTATCGGTAGTACAGGTCGCAATACTTTACCCTGTAATGCCTGGACAAGTGCGGCTAAATCGCCGCCCGCGCTAACAGTCGTGTTTTGTTCCACTTTGGTTGTCCATCCGTGATGGTTTACTAAATCGTGCATTGCCGCCGTGGTGGTGCTTCCGCCGTTCAGCAACAGGTCGTTTTTGACTTCTTCGAGTTTGAGCATCGCTTGCCCGATTACTGCCGCAAAATCTTCATCTCTGGCCGATTGCCGTTGGAATTCATCTTTGCGGGAAAAGCCTAGTGCGAAGGCCAATCCAGGGACAGTCGGGTATGTTGATGGGTAAGTTTTATGCCAATCTGCATCGCGCTCAATGGTTCTATCAAACCGCTCGAAGTAGAGATCAATCGCATACTGCAATGCCTCGGCACAAGGATACTTCGCCGGTCGGCCTTTCCCGGACAGGGTTGAGCCTTTTTTAGTTTTAAACCCTTCCGGGTAGGTGGGCGGGAGTACCCGTTCGCCTAGTATTTCTCCAGGGGTCTTCTTATACTGTAAAAGGAAATCGGGGGTTTCATTTTCCATCGTCTATCTCTGCTTTAACATGCCGGAAGAACTGTTTTCTAAAGTCTTCTATTTCCTTTTGCATTTTGCGAAATCCTAGTTCTTGCCGCGTTAGTTCTCGCCACGATACAATCACCGAAAGTACGCACATCACCATTACCGCGCAGTACAGGATAATCATAGCAGCGTAAAGACGAGCAGAGTTACAAGGATAGCGTATCCGGTAAAGGCGGTCATTTTTCGGCGTTTGAAATCGCCGCGTTCCGCCTCCTCGTGGTATGGCTCCCCGCAAAAAGTCGGCGTACTTTTGTTTGTTCTTCGCTGCTTGTTGCTCTCTTTCATTGGGTTCTCCAGTAAGGTTGGGTAAAAGTGTACTACCGCGTAGCATTTGATTCAAGCATAAAAATGCCGGTGGATACCGGTACCATAATTACTGCTCTCTGACTTTGTACTTGAACGATTTGTCGCGCTTTTCCCCATTACTTTTGGTTACGTGATTCGTCAAAGTAAAGCTCGCTACCCCGTCTGGAACGGCCAATATCATTATTGTCGTCGATACGGTATCGTTAGTCGGGGTTATTATCGTCACGGAATCCGATGCCGCCCATGTAGAGGTTGAGATGGATTCGCTCGGTAGTACGAATAGATCGTAGGCTACAGCGGTGAACTTTGCTGTACCGCTGGTTTGGGTAGTTTGCGCCCAGGTAGTCGGTTCGGTAGCAGTGGTCTCGCCGTTAATCGTACATTCGTAGTAGTACCCGTTGTCCGTTGTTGGGCGACACACATCACCTAGTCGGTACACCGTACTAGCCTGGAATACCGGAGCGCCCCAATACACCTGGACCGTTACCGCGTCATTCGGATCGATGTAGCCTGGAACGATCAGCGGGCCTTTTTGGGTGGCTTGATAAGTTTCCATCGGCTTACGCGTGTGTGATCGTTGCTGAATTGATGGTAATGTTCTGCCCGGACGTAATGCTCACGCTGGTCAGATTAATGTCTGAGCCTGAAGTACCTACGGTTAGTCCGGTTACAATGTCCGTGCCCCCTGATGAGGTTCGAATACGCGCAGCAGCAGCCGTACCAGTATTATCCGCACTGACATCGGATTTAGGAAATCCTGAAAGGGTTAGGGCTCCTCCTGAAACCGTACCCGCTGCGGCGTCTAGCGAGATCGTAGCCAGGATAATACCCATGCCTAGGGTGCCTATTTCTAAAACTCCCGTAGCGCCGATAGCGGTTACGACAGCGCCCAATCGCGCGTTCTTTACCGCAGTAGTATAAGTAACAGCCATTTTGTTTCTCCATCGTTGGGAATCGCGCCTCGCGGCAACGTTTACTTTATTACCGCTTTAAAGGATGTCCCCTTAATTAAGCATTGTTTTTTACTTTCTTTAATTAGAATATAGTGTCGGGCGGTGTGCGAAGCATGCGCTGCTATCGGATCGTAAGATAGGCATAAATCCTCGCCAGTTTCAGATACCGCTAGCGCCCCGCTTATTAGCACGGCTCCCGTTGCTCTAAAAGCATCGTTCAACTCGGTGGTGAACAATGAATTTATGAGTACGACGCTACCTGTGGCAGCTGCGGTATCGATTGCCTCCGTCGCCGCGAAGGTGCCGAGGTTGACGTACCCTCCCGTCGATATAAAAAGATCGCTCCCAACTTCAACAGCGGCCATGTTATCCATAGCTTAATCTTCAAAATCCGATTTTCGCCGTCTTTGCCCGTTGTCTTCTATCGCCTTAAAACTGGCTCTTTTATAGTACCAATTAATCAGAAAGGTCAGAAAACCTAAGATAACACCGCAGGCCGCTGCATTCGTATTCAAAAAGTCTAGCGTTTTGCCCAAGATTAGCATGGCGCTAGTGCCATAGGAAACCTGGGAGGCTAAGTCGGATACATGGTCCTGCATCGCTATTTTACTCCTTCGTTCTAGTACCGCATTCATTTTCAATGAACCTCCAACAGTTATTGGCGTAAGCTTCTATTCGGTAGGCAGCTTCGGCAAACTCGGTGGTGGGTGTTTCAGGTGTTCCGGCACTATCACATGAGAGCACGGTGTTTTGATGACTGGCTGCACGGCTGAAGCGCACCCGGTCAAAATAAGTATTAATGGTAGCAATATTTTGCTCATAGCTTTTCTCCAGTTTGTCGTTGAAGCGGACTTTCTGCTCTTCTTTGGCTTTGTTTTCGCGGATCGCTGCGTCCATCAATGCGTCTGATTGGGCTTGAATATTGGCGAGGGTTACTATGTGGTTTTTATTGGCAGTATGGTATCCGTGCGTCCAGATAGCCGCTGCCAAGGCAAGTACGAGTAGCAGAGGTGCTATCTTCTTAACCAGTTCCCAGGCAGCGAGATACGGCACGTTACTCTCCTGGGCCTTTATTAACAGCAGAATCGCCCACGTACCCCGCTAAGAAAGCTAGGCCAGCGAGTTGCCCGGTTACACCGTCAGCGAAATCAGACGTTGTGTAGATCGTCACGACTGCTGCGATTGTGGTTGCGACGGATGCGACGGACTGCTTCTTGTAGTGCCGCATGTAGTCCTTAAAGGACGCTTTCGACTGCCCTCGGCCATATTTTTTAGCCCAGTGCGCGAACAGTCCAAGACCGGCCAGCAGCAATAGTGAAATAAAAATCATAGTTGTCTCCCGACAGGATGATTCTTAACTGTATACCATAACCGGACGGTTTATGGAAGTTACGCGTGTGTGCTGTTTAGCTTAAAATATACGCGGTGCGCAGCCTGCGGGCTGTGAGTTGGTCATAATTTTAATTATCTTTACGAAAGCGCGGCTAGTTTTAAGAGTATTTCTGTTAGTTGGTCGATCATCTGCTTATAACCGTTGCTGCATAATTTGCCATATCAGTAGCTGCGGTATCAGATGGATGCAGCCAGTCTACTGTTGATGTGCCATACTGGGGTTTATACGTTTGCTGCCCAGACACCAACGTTTCTGACGCTAACCACGAAAAATCCAGCAATAAATCGGCTTTAAACAACCCGTTTAGTATTTCTACCGAATAATCTTGTCTAAAAGAATCAGAACTACCCCAATTTGAACGCCCTGTGCCACTTTCTCCTGCCGGTATTCCAGCAGGCAATGGCGTCCACACAGCAACTTTTAGCCCTAAATTATGCGCAACATCTATCATACGATTGGTGTTAGCTCGTTCATTCGCGATTTTTGTTGCGTCAAGAGTGCCGGATGAGTATCCGTTTGGACTCATTGTATGCAACATAATAATGCCATAGCCGTCAATGGGCAGAGAACAGCGCTGTTGGAAATAGATAATAAATCTAGCCCCAGTACCAGCAGCAGAACTATAAAGTTGGTCTGAGGCGGCTGAAAAAATCTTATGTTCTTTTTGATATGATAAAACATTCGGCATTTGTATAATAGTTGCTGCTGTAATAACACCAGCTGCAACAGTATCCACTTTTATGATACCGCCGTATTTTAGATAGATTATCTCGCCTGCAACATAGCCAGTGCTACCAGAAGATATTGCCAATTTCTTTGCTAATAGATAATTGTTTTTGACATTAACCAAGTCGATAAAACTATCTGTATAAGTATCAGACGGTTGCCCTGTTTTTCCTACCCTAACCAATTCAACAGGTAATGCTGACGTGTGTAATAAATTAGATAATCTAAACGCCCAATTATCGCCATAAATTGCGCCTGTGCTCGATTCTGATATAGAGTCTCCGCAAACATACAGATTTAAAACCCGACCGCTCTTAGCTCTGAAACGTATAGCGTAAACAGGTGACTGACTCATTGCAGCCGTGCGTACAAATGCGTTAGTGTTGGTAGTCGCATTGTTGCCGCCTGCATTTCTGTTTGTTTGCCATGTTCTGCCCGATGCGTGCGTCGCCCATCCAGTTAAATCGTTGATTCCGTTACCATTTAACGTAATTGGATTTGATGCAAACATCCATGTCCTGATTCCCAACAATGAAAATTGCCCGGAATCATCACGCGGTAAACTAGGCAGGTCTATCCATTCGCTTTGCAGCAAAAATCTATATTTGTTGTCCTGGACAAGCGCGGTATCTGTAATTAAATATTCCGAACCCGATCTGCTTGAAAACGGCAATGGCGTCCAAGTGGCTGCATTAGATGCGGTCAACGTGTCATTCGGCAGCGCTGCAACTGCCATTGTGTATAAAGGCTCCGCTGTTGTGCCAGCCGAGTTACACGGGCTATTTATGATTATTTGTATTTGATCGAATTCTGCTGACAATGCAACAATATCTTCAAACGTGTAAGCCGATGAGTTATTAAAATCAGCCGTTGCTGAGTGCATATAGGTTTTTGTACCTACTGAGCTGTAGTTTTGTGATTTTAGTAACTGCTCATTCCCATTAGCATCAATCACCCCATCAAAGCGACCTGCCGCGTTATAAACTGCAAAGGCTGCCGTGTACCAAGACTCACCGTCCGATATTTTTAATTTCGCGCCTTCTCTAACAATGGCCTGCCCTGGACCAAACTCCTGCGCTGTAGGTACATCCGCGTCTTTATCAAAGTACCTAACTTTACCTTCTTTATCCGTAGTGGTTCCGTAGCGTATCGTGTCGGCCATGTTCGTATCCTAATCAGCAGCGAGAATTGTATCGTGCCTGTATATCACAATCAGTGGATTTAGGGAAGCTTTGTACGGTTTCGCGTATAGCGAAAAATAAATTTCGAGGATCGAATTTTGGGCAATAAAAAGCCCTCTGAATAAGAGGGCTTGAAATTAGGTCGCTCACGGCGAGGGAACTGGAGGAAGCCGCGCCGGAGCTATCCGCAGGTTCGAGGCGAGGTCTGCGGGTGAGTGGATTTTAGTCTTGTTTAGGATTGGCTGTCAAGACCATAATGGTTAATACCCAGGCAAATCTGCCCGAAAACCCGGCTAATATCAGGTTATCAAGGCACATTTGCCCGGTTTGTGAGTTATCAGGGCAAATGTGCCTGAAAAGGCCGGTAATATCAACTTATCAGGCAGATTTGCCTGATAATCAATGGTTATGCGTCCTGCCAAGTAGTCGGTATTTTGTATCCGTCTTCCCGCGCTGCCACACCGTCCAATGCACTTCCATTGTCGGAGATCCGCCGCGCTCACCGCCCATAAAGTCGGGCCTCCACGTTAGCGGCAGCACATAGGATGGCGGGTACTCCTCAAACAACGCTTTCCGCTTGGCTGCGTGCCAATATTGCGATTTCAAAACCATCGCTACCGTTTCTGCCTGTGGCAACGAATGCCGGATAAATGCTTCACTCAAAGCAAATGGCGGGTTTGTGATGATCGCTTCGCATTCGTGTTGTGCTGTCAAAAAATTAACACATCCTTGCCCGTATCCCGTATCCCTAATGTCGCTGGCAAAAATATCGTGCCCGTATTCGGCCAGCACTTTTGCCATTGCGCCATCACCGCAAGCTGGCTCCCAAATCCTGCATTTCTCAAGCTCAAAAAACCGCATTAGCGCGTGCGTTACATCGGGCGGTGTGGGGTAGTAATCCAGTTCTCGTCGCTTATTTTTCGTGCTGTTGTTCGCTAAATTTAGTGCTTTCATATTTTCCTCCAAAATTACGCATAACCCATCAGTCAACCCGACTCCGCTTCGCTACGCGGGTTACTTTATGCGTTATCAGGCTAATCATCGTATCCGAGAGGGTCGCATGTTGCGTGTAAATCATATCCAGCCAAAATCATGCGCTCTATAACCCCGCGAACATTAGCGAAATCGTTATCTTCTGCATCAATTGCCTTCATTGCAAAGTCAATTTTTTGTTTTAAAATCTCGTCGTTCATAAATTCCTCTAATTAAATTCGCCTAATAACACATCGTGTAACCCGACTCCGCTTCACTACGCGGGTTATGCTTGGCGTTATAAGGCTTTCTCAAGTCATCATCAATTCTCTTTCTATTACCTTCTCCATAGCCGTAATCCCATGCCATCCATGTTTCTGATTTTTCACGGTACGGGTTCTGCAAGTTTCGTTGGTCATATCCATGGCCATACCCCTGCTCATAAGCCGTACAAATTCCGATAACGTCGTATTCCATAGTAATCTCCTGCCTTATAACCCATCATTCAACGTGAGCCGGAAAGCTCACGGGTTTTGTTTAAGGCCATCTGCGGCCACGTTAATTTGTGCGTTCTGCGTCGCCAAATCCTGGTACACATATATTTAAATACTGGATTGCACCGGCTCTACCTTCAAACCTGCCTATGTTTTTAGCGGATTCAATCTGCTGTGGCGTCGCTCCTAATTCTTTGGCCCTCTGTAAAACTGATTCCAAAACCGGATACATTGTCGGTTTTGTTATTCTTGATTCGTTACAATTAATTTTCATTTCTACCTCATAGTTAAAAACGCATAACCACCCGCTAAACCTGATCTCGCTACCGCTCGGCGGTTATCTTGAGCGTTATGTTCACTTTTATGGTTACTTTGTGGCCAGCTTGATTAGCCGCAACCCCGGCCATTCTTGTTAATTCGTTAAACGCTTCATCTGGCGTGTAACGGTCAATGTCTCGCTCCATTAATGTCAATTTATTGCTCATGTAATCAACGTCTAACCCGTATTCATTATTTGACATATTTAATCCTCAAAAACATAACCTTCAGTCAACCCGACTCCGCTAACGCTACGCGCCTGAGCTAAGCGTTATACGGCTTAATTCTCCATTCAACCATCGGGGTTACAGAATCATGCATTTCGTCTTTATATGGCCCAAATCCTTCATCGTGCCAACAAATGCAGTCTTTATCTCTAGATGTTTTCGCTTTGCAGCCATCTTGTTTATAGTAATATTGAAACTCAAGTTTCTTTTTCATATTAATTTACATATCCTAATAACCAGTCATTTCAGCCGAGCGTTCAAAGCTCTGCCGTTGTTTAAATTCACTCAGCGCCGGCAAGTTAGCTGTTGCGTTAGCCGCCGCCAGCATCAGCCAGTGGCGGCCTCCAATTACTTCGTCTCGTTCTCGCGCCGTGTCGCTTCCATCGTCGCGTATGTGCGCGCCAATTCCATAGCTGCCTGGGCGAAGTTTATAGCCTCGGGATGCGCTGCATTTTTGGCCTTCGTTACGAGGGCCTTGATTGCGGTTTCAATTGTATCTTTCATTATGTTTTATCTCCAACAAGTGCCGACCTTTATCGGGAGCCAGCTAACCCGTCAATTAGCCAGACGCCGGGCGGCGCTGGTTATTTCGGATGTTAAGCTTCGCACGATTTGCACTTAACGCGCTTAGGGATTTCAGCGTAAACTGAGCTTAATATTCTTTTTTCTTTATGTCCACACTCTAGGGTTAGCTCTGTCAGGCATCGGTTTTTTCGAACAGCCAATCGATCTTGAAGCTATTACTTGTTTCATACTTTTTTTTTTTTTAAAATTACGCATACCCCCACGCTCAAGGTGACGCTACGCGGGTTAACTTTTGCGGTTCACTCAACTTGACCCGTTTGGGCGGGTGGTGCTAACGTCCAAATCTAAGTAGTCCACATTTTTAGCGACTTCTTCTATCGCTGGCGTACCTATGGCTTCGTATGCTAACCTGTCGGCTATGGATGATATGCTCTCTACCGTCTCGAACCTACCGGATGAGTGAAATATCGATACCTGAGGTATGGTATTTCCGTTTTGCGACCACCAAGGATGGCAGTTGATGACCTTTATAAATCCCTCCACAGACAGCAATACGCGCGTAATGTTTATTCGGTCTGAGTCGATATGCTTGTGGCAATCGAATATAGTGATAAATCTCATTGGCTTTGTTCCTGTATTCTGTTTTCTGTTTTCAATGGCGTTGACTGCATTGAAACCCTGCAAAGCGGTGCGTAATAGTTTTCCTCCTCGTCCATCAGCCTTTGTACGTCGGCTGGATAATGCTTGCAGCCAGTAACGTACCCTATCGGGCTGTCAACGCATTCAGTTCCGCACTTGTCGCAAATGAAATTGCTCATGCTAGTGGGTTACTTTGAATGCTGGCCGACACCAGCGCATCAGCCATCCCCCATAACGAAGAGTCGCCTTCGCGTAACACCTCAAGTAGTGCTTGCTTTTCGGCTAAATACACATTTGCAAACTCAGGGTCGTGCCTGACTATGCTACTTGTGTTATCGATTAGGTCAGCTAGTTTGATGGTCTTCGCATCTGGCGAGGCTTTGGCCGTGTGATCTCGGTCGATACTTTTTCTCGTCCCCCGGTTGCCGTCACTCGGCGTACTTACGTCGGTCAACATTTCCACCAGCTTCGCCACTTCTTTTCCAAACCTTAGTTGTATTTCAGCCAAGGTAGTTCCGGTATCTTCTACGACATCGTGTAGCCACGCTGCGGCTACCATTTCCCGTGTATATGGGACGCTTCGCACCAACTCTACCACAGCAGCGGGGTGTACAATATATGGCTCACCGGTGTACTTTCGTACTTGCCCAATTGTTGCGTGTCGGAGTCTGGCAAATTCTTCCGCTCTTACTTCAAGGTTCGTCATGGTGTTCTCCAGTATTTCGTTGTGAAAATGTCCGCAATGCGGGCAGGTCATCGTTTGTACGGGCGACCAATCGCCAATTGACCACCACTCGCTGCAGTTATCGCAGTGGAAGTGGTAGAGCGTTTCTATAGCATAGGTAATCACTTTAAAAGCCTCCTTATAAAGGAGGGTCCTCGGATAAGGCTTACGCCTTTCCTTTCTGCAATCGCTTCTCGCATCTCAGTCGATATTTTGTTCAGCAAGTCTACCTTTACCTTATCCGCCCACGTAGCGCAGTCCGGGCAAATATCTACGACTCTCGGTATCTGATACTGATCGAGGAGTTGAACTAGCTCGTGGCTGGCGCAGTTTTGGTCACACAAATCGCATTTAGCCATTGGATTCTCCTTCAAAGCATTAGTGCATTCCGAATCGCCGTTTGGATTTCGGCGCGGGCGTCTTTCTTTCCGCAACTATAGGCTTCGTCAAACTTAGCGGCGACTATTTCGGCTAGCCAGGATTGCGTATCCAGCGGTATAGATCGGAGGGTGAATTGGTAAGTTCTACCTCCTACTTCATGCCGGAAGGTTGGGTTGTTCGGATCGCTGTCGTTGATGTATCGTCTGGTGGGCGCTTCGGTCGGTTCTTCGTCCATGGGTGGTTTGACGGGTACTACACGCCGCCATTGGGGACTTCGCCGTTTGCGATTCTATCCGCGAGTTCGCCTTTCGCATAGCGCCATTGCAGGCCGATATTCCAATATCCGAGCCGCTTCAATTCGGCTACCGTGGCGACGATAGATGACGGGGGTTCGGTTTGGGGTTGGTACAGTTCGACAATATCTTTGTCGTCTATGCGGTGTAGGGCGAATGTGGGTAGGGTAGTCATAAGGGTTTCTCCAGTTTCTTTATGAGTGTCTAGTGTAGCCGGATTTAGAGAATGTGTCAAGTGCTATTTAGGTTTTCTACTTCGCGCTCCGCTTTGCTGCATCCTAGCGACTTTTGCTTTCAGTTCGCGTATTTCCGCTTTCTGCCTGCTGATTTCGTCTCGCTGTCTACTGATTTCTTCTCGTTGCTGCGATTCCCTCGCTCTCCGGCTAACCTCTTCTGCTTTCATCCTCATAACTTCTTTCACCCTCATAACTTCTCCGGTTAGCTGGTCGATTTTCATGTTCAACTTAGCCACTTCAAAGAAATGGTTTCGGGTTGCCTTTTCAATCATGTCGTTGGCGCTTTTGTCCGCGATAGCTAGGGCTTCGCATTTGGTTTCTAGTGCGCCTGCCTGGTATTGGTGCCGCGCGTATTTGTCGGCTTCAATCGCATCGTTTAATATCCTTTCTTGCATCCGGTTTTCGTACTGTTTTCGAAGCGCCGAAGTCATCCAGTTGAAGGCTTCTATGAATTCTTCTTTCCATACAACCGCTTCTCGGCCTGTGAAGCCCATAGCCAGAATATAGAACCCGTCTTTAGCTATGTCGTAAGATTTTCGTACTTTTCCTTGCTCGTCAACGTAGGTTGTCTTGAAGAAGTTTGCTTCTCTGAACTTGGTTGAGCATTCGAGTTCTTCTATGGCTTTTAGCACGTTATCGTGCCGCTTACTGAATTTGGTTGCAACTCGTAGAGAGTCGGTTTCGGCTGAATCTCCGTGAATGAAGATCAGGTCTCTGAATCGTTTTGGTACTATTAATTTGTTCATGGATTCTCTCCAATAAAAAAGAGCCTTTTCAAAGTACGTCGCAAGAGGGCAAGGATGATGCCCACCGTACAGGGAATTGGCTCTTGTTTACACCCTTTGTTAACTCGGCTTGCGACCTTGGGATAGATTATACCCTTCGGTGCTTTACCCTTCAACAAAAGATTGAGGGAGAATACCATCTAACGGACTTCGTGTCAGGTGTTTCTAGTAGCAGGTGGTATATAAGGTCGTTCTAATACTAGCCGCCTTCAAAGTTAGGGGGCTAAAAAATCAATTTTCCATTAGATTAACCTTATATACCACTTGACCCACCCATTTGAGGGGATTTTCTAAAAAAATTTTTGCGGTTTTCTGTGGCTCGACTTGCTATCTGCTACTTTCGGGTGGCGGGATGTGTCAATTGCTACTTTCTATGGAAAATTTTCTAAAATATTTGTGCAGGAAGCGTGGGGTATGAAGCTGCTCGACACCCACTCAAAGTCCCCCGTAGGTAGGGAGTCCCCACCCCTTATAAATAGGGCTGTGAAGCGGAATGCAAGCAGCACATTATGGTCCGATGAGCTTGCGAATCGATTCTAAAACTGTGTGAAGCGGAACGCGAACACTCATTTTTGCCTTTGATTCGCTAGAATCCACTATCTAATAGCTATCTTCCTTCAGGAGTGAGCCGGGAACGGCTCACGATGTCGCGATTAGGCATTAGATAGCTGATTCCAGCGGTTCGCAAGCGGCAAATTCGCGCCCATTAGCGGCTTTTTAACCGCTGGAAGCCTTACGCCGCGCGGCCTGTCCGGTCTTTCGTGTCACCTGTTCACAAAACGGGGCTTTTTTGCCGCCTGTCCTACCCCCGGACAGCTATAAATACTTGATTTTTAACCGCTTTTTTCGACCTGTCCGCCTCTGTCCCACCGTTTCAGAAGAGTTTTTCTTTGCTACTATAGCAAGTCGATTATCAGCAACTCGCGGGCTATTTGCCGCGCTTTTCTCTCTATGCTAGTGATGTTTCCAGCCTTCAGGAGCGGCGCTATTCGGAATCGCTTCCTCAATCGGTCATATTTGCGCTTGCGGTGCGTAGCTTTCTTCTTGCGGCTTGCCTTGTGCGCGGCGTAGTAGCTCGGCGGCCTTCGATAGCTGGGATAGACGCGCGCAACATGCTTGAAACGGCCTTTAACTAAGCCATAGGCCAGTCTAAAAAGCTTCGCTTGCGCTATCGTCTCGAAAGTATAGACGCACATAAAGCACTGATACCCTTCGTTCTTTTCAGGTTTAAGCGTTAAATTATCCTTAAATTGCGTCAGGTGCTTATAGGTCTGCAATCTGGAAAGCTCGCGCTTTGTGGCAGCGATAATCGCTATTTTCTTTCGGTCATTAGTAGGAATCAGGCGCATATAGATATTCGATGGTGGCAAGTTTCCCGTGACTATAAACCATAAACCATAAACCAGTCTTTCAGTTAGTGGACTTTTGATACTTATATAATATAAATATGTCATAAGTTACATAAGATTGTCGTCTGTTTATCGCGGGCCGCGTCAAGTGGTCACGTATAAAACCGCAAAAAGTAAGGCGCGGCTTACTTCAACGTGGTTTCTGTCCGGCCTGTCCATAACCCGATTTTTACATTTACCATCTGACACAAAAGCCTGGACAGTGCGTATAGAATAAGGCTTTGCCTTTGTCCCGTCCTA